CCAGATCAGCGCGCACTCCGTCGAGCCAACCATAGCCAGCCTTTCCCGCAACCTGCTCTCCCATGACGACAGGGGGCCGGCAGGCACGGATGAGGCGAAGGAAGTCGGGCCACAGATGCCGTTCGTCGTCGACACCTCCGCCTTTGCCCGCGACCGAGAACGGCTGGCACGGGCAGGAGCCGGTCCAGAGGGGGCGGTCGTCGGGCCATCCGGCCAGTCGAGCAGCGTAGGACCATCCGCCGATCCCGGCGAAGAAGTGACATTGGGTGAAGCCTCGCAGGTCATCGGCCTGCACCTCCTTGATTGAGCGTTCGTCGACCACGCCGTCGGCGATGTGCCCGGCCCTGATCAGTTCGCGGAGCCAGGCCGCGGCGAAGGGGTCGATTTCGTTGTACCAGGCGGCCATCAGACAGGACCTCCGTCGGTCCAGCTGCTGCCATCCGCCATCGCGTACACCACGCCCCCGTCGACCAGATCGACCTGCTCACCGGCGATCAGGCTCGGGAGGAAGCGGTGATCGGCACAGCCGGCGCGCTGGTCCTCAACGGTCAGGTCGCCCGTGTGGTCGGGATGGGCGCACGACCAGCGCGCCTCGCCGTCCAGGTGGGCGGTCGCGTTCAGGCAGGTGCGGCAGTTGCGCTGCGGCTCGCCCTTGACCGTCGCGCACCCGTACCCGGCCTTGAGCAGCCACGCCGGGCAGTTGCACGTCGGCGCATGGTCGCTGGTGACGATCCGCTCGGCCTTGACCATGAGAGCGGCGGCGAAGGCGGGGTCGTACTCGACCCGCTCGCTGTAGATTTCGGAGTCGTTTTTGTTCAGCGCAAGATAAAGCGCTCGCGTCAGCGCCCGGTGGTGCATGTACGCCTGCATCTGTGCGTAGTGCATGGGCTTGTGCTCGGCCACGCCCAGCCGTTTGAGGGCGGTGAAGCTCTTGTGGTTGTGGGTCTTGCACTCCAGCAGGTGCCGCGTCTTCGGCGCCTCGGGCACGCCCTCGATCTCGCCGTCCGTGTGCCCGCCACCGTGGCCGCCGGCGAAGGTGATCCGGTATTGATTGCCGGTGGCCGGATCGACCGCATCGACGTGCATCCCGGCCCGACGCAGGTCTTCGACCAGGCGGTCCTCCTCGACATTACCGGTCTCGAACAGGCGCAGCATGCGGCCGTCGTGGCGCTCGGGCTCATGGGCCCAGCGGAAGCTGAGCCAGAGGGAGCGTTCACAAGGGTCGCCCAGCACGGAGGCGCCCAGGTAGGTGCGCGGCGTGCGGTCGGCGGCGTCCTCCCAGCCGCGCCAGATGGCGGCGACGGTCTGGGATTCGGTTTGGGGGAGGGCGACCATTAGGCGACCTCCCCAATCGGCGCGAACTCGACCTGATCCAGCGTCACGAAGCCGTAGTCCTCGGGGCCGCCGATTTCCCAGCCGCACGGGCAGGAGTAGTCCCCACGCAGATAGAGGCCGACGCCGACATCCACGTTTTCGCACTCGGCCACACCGCCACACGCCGGGCATTCCATCTGGTCGGCACCGTAGTTGGAGCCGCCCATCAGACGCACTCCCCCCGGAACAAAGCCGCGATCCGCGTGTTGACGTCGTAGAGGTGCGAGCGCGCCGCGATCGGGCAGCCGGCGCGGTACTGCTGCTCGGCCTTCTCGATGTCGCCCATCATGGCCTCGCACTCGGCGAGTTCGTGGGCGTACGGCCCATTGTCAGGGCGCAGGTCTTCCTTCATCGTCAGGTCTCTTTCCTGCGATGCTCTTTCGAGCGTTGATGGGTAAGGAGCCGGGCGGGCGCGTTGCGGAACGTGGGCCCGCCCGGCGGAGTCGTCAGGCGGCCTGGGTCTGGTTCCAGGGGCCGGTCGCACCGGCCGCCTGAGTCGTGGTCGACGACGCCGTGACGCCGGCGCCCAGCGGCTTGTTGCCCTTGACCACGTTCTTGTCGCGGTACTGGCCGTCGCCCTTCTCGATGCCGAGGTTGACGATCATCGGCTTGAAGTGGAGCACGTCGCTGTCGGTGATCGGGCCGAGGCCGAGGGCCGCGGTGACGCGCTTCAGTTCGCGCTCGGCGATGGACTGCGCCTGGGCGTTCGGGTTCACGATGTTCAGGCCCTGCCAGAACTGGCGCTTGGCGAACGGGCCGTCGGTGACCTCGTAAGTCAGGGTCAGGCGCTGGCCGTCGCCGGCCTTGGTCGGAACCAGTTCGCTGTCGATGATCTGGGCCTTGTAGTCACCGGCCGGCAGAACGTCGTCGTCCTGCACGGTCGAGGGGTCGAAAGTCTTGCCGAGTGCGGCCATGTCTGCGCCCTCCTTCAGGCGGCTTGCTGCGCGGCCGGATTGACCGCTTGGGGGAAGTACGGAGCGAGGGCGGCATAGCCCTGCCCCTTCTCGAACAGCAGCTTGTCGGGCATGCCGTAGCGATTCTTGGCGTTGAACGCGGCCGAGGGCGTGCAGTAGACGTAGCGGGCCACGCCGGCGCCGATGTTCCGCTTCTTGTTGAAGCCCTGCTCCTCCTTGAGGAGGGTGACGTCCTGCTTGATCAGGAGGATGGCGTCGACCTCGCGGTCCACCATCGCCTTGCCGCCCTTGTGCAGGTCGATCTCGTAGCGGCTGTAGGACTGGCTGGTCGGGTCGTCGAACCGGGTCGTCTCGCAGTGGGCGATCAGCACCACGGTCATGGCGCGGTCCCGGCGCAAGGCGTTCACGCCGTCCAGGAATTCCTGCCAGACATACTCGGCGGCGACGTAACCCTTGCCGTACCCGGCGTCCTCGATGGACTTCCAGTTGTTGCGACTGCAGGTCTCGGCCCAGATCAGCTTCTCGAGCTCGGACAGACTGTCGATGACGACGGTGCGCCGGTCATGCTCCTCGCTGTAGAGCGCGCCCATGGCGCCGATGACGTCGCCGAAGGTGCGGATGTGGCCGAAGCTGACCAACTCCAGGTCGCCGGGCGTGCCGTCCTCGATCTGGATGAACACCGGCGCCGGGAACTCGGCGGCCAAGCTGGTCTTGCCCATGCCGGGCGGGCCGTAGATGACAAGGCGCGGGGCCTTGTCGGATTTGCGGGACTTCATGTCCGCCAGACTGATGGCCATCAGGCCGCCTCCTTTTCGATCGGTGGCATGAGGAACCAACTGCCGCCGCCACCGTCGGCCGACAGTCGAAAACAGAAGTCGTGGTCCTTGGCTTTCAGGACGGCCACGCGGATCAGCCCGTCGCGGACCTCGCCCCAGCACATCGTGATGCCGACCACATGCCGGTCGTCGTCGATGACCTTGGCCTTGACGAGCAGGTCCAGCGTCGCCTTGGCGCGGTTGTCCAGGTCCGCCAGCGGGCCCTGCGGCGCCACCTTCATGCAGACCAGAACCTTGCCCGGCACGTGGTCCCAGGTCTGGTGACGCAGGCTCAGATAGCCGGACGCGAACCAGTCCTTGTACTGTTTGGTCTTGACCCGGCCGACGCCCCGCACGTTCGAGTACAGGCCATTGACCGACGGCGGCACCGGCAGCGTCACCACCGCCATCTCGCCGCTGGGTCGTGGAATGCCCCCCCGAGCCATCTCAGGCGGCCTTCGGTTTGAGCAGATCGGCCGGCGCGATGGCGCCGTTGCTCCACTCGCAGATCTTGATGGCCAGCTCCAGGGTCGGCGTGCGCGTGCCGAGGCGCATCTGGGTGACGTAGGCCCGGCTCACGCCCAGCACCCCGGCCACTTGCTTGTCGCTGACCCCCCGGTCCTTCATGTGCTCTGAAAGCGTCATGGGGGAAAGGTAGCAGGGTGCTACATTGACACAAGCCCCAAAGATGTAGCTAATGGCTACACACTGTCGCACGCAATGTGGGCATACTGAAGGAGGTTGAAATGACGCACCGGATAATCGAAATGGCCAAGGCCAACTTTCGTCGGCGGCACTTTATAAAGGCGTGGCGCAAGCACCGCGGCTACACCCAGGAGAAGCTGGCCGAGATGATCAGCATCTCCCGGCCCTACCTGGCGCAGATCGAATCCGGCGCCCGCGACTACAGCCAGGATCTCCTCGAGGCCCTGTCCGAGGCGCTGCGGTGCGAGCCGGCCGACTTGATCATGCGCGACCCGTCGCAACAGGAACTGCTCTGGACCATCTACGACCAGCTCACGCCGGTGCAGCGCGAGCAGTTCATCGAGATGGCCACGCCCATCGCCCAGACGCTCAAAAAGCGCGCCTGATTCTTCCACGCCGCTGATTCGATAAGCCGCCACCACTCGGTGCGCGGCCGTCTTCGCGCACCTGGATTCTGCAAGGTGTAAACGCGACGTTGCAAATAGCGACTCCCCCTGTTGACACGACGTAGCAAATAGCTACTGTTGGCGACAAAGGGGAAGACACATGACCACAACCAACCAACCCCCACATACCGCACAGACCGAAGGGCGGGAGGAACCCCTCGCCCGCCGCCCTGGAGCCCACCCAATGAGGGAGGGAAATCAGAACTTGAACGGAACAGAGTGCGCGGGCGGCGCTTCGCGTCCGCCGGAGCAGGCGGTCGTGCAATGAGCGACATTCCCGCCCAAAGCCAGATCGAGGCCCTGACCGGCGTAGGCTGGACCTTCTGCGCCTCCCATCGAGACCCGATCAGGCAAGAGCTTCACGGCCATTCCTACGAGGTTATCGCATGGTTCAAGGCCGGGCCCGACGCCCTGGTCCTGCAAGCCAAGCTGCGCATGGCGCTGGAGGCGTTCGATCACAAGACCTTGCCGGATGAACTGACCCGCGCGGAGGCTCTGGCCGGCGCCCTGATGCACTTGCTCGAAGCCGAGGGCGTGGAGGTCAACCGGCCCCTGGAGCGGCTGTATGCCAAGGTGGGGCAGTGCGCGTGATCCATTACCACGGCACCCCGATAACCCCGACCGCCGTTATGCTGACGCTCGCCGGCAAGTGCTTCTGCGTGTCTCACATGCGGCCCGATCAGGTGCGTCTCTGTCACGAGATCGGCCAGTCAGTCATGCTGGACAACGGCGCCTTCAGCAAATGGAAGTCCGGCAAGGAAACCGACTGGCACGCCTATTACGCCTGGGCGGACGAGTGGCTTCACTACCCGACCACCTGGGCGGTGATCCCCGACGTGATCGACGCTGGCTCTCAGGAACAGGACGCCCTCATTCGGGAATGGCCGTTCGGCGAGAAGGGGGCACCAGTGTGGCACATGGATGAACCGATCCACCGCGCCCTGCGCCTTTTGGACGAACACCACCGCGTCTGTTTCGGCTCTACTGCTGAATATGCCGCGATCCTGTCGGATGCCTGGGTCGGTCGCATGGACCGGGTGTGGAACGAGATCGCCAAGCGGCACCGCACCCCCACCGTCCACATGCTTCGTGGAATGCAGCTCAGCGGGCGGGAGTGGCCCTTTGCCTCGGTGGACAGCACCGACGTAGCCCAGAACCATAACCGTCCTCAGAACACGGCGCGCGCCATGGCCGACCGCTGGGACGCCGCTCAATGCCCGCCGGTCTGGGTCGGCCGTGCGTCTCAACAAGACCTCTACGACAGCGAGGCCGCCTGACGTGGCCGACCCGTCAGGGCGGACCACTCTCGAAGCCAGCAACCCCCAGGAACAACCATCAGAGAAGAAACCATGAGTGAGAAGACAGAAGGCCAACCTCTAACGGAAAGCGGGTGGAAGGCCACCCTGCTCAACGTGCTCGTCAATTGGCGCTTCAAGGGCATCACCCAATACACGAGCGGCTACGCGATCAACGTCACCGAACTCCGCCCGCTGGTCGATGCTCTTGCCGAGCGTCTTCTCTCCGCCTCCCCGACGCCCCCGGAAAGCGGGAAGAGCAATGACTGACGAAGAGAAGACCCCTCGGTTGGCTGGAATGTCACCAGAGCGGTACGCGGCGATCCTGTCGAGGCAGGAGCGGGACTGGCCCAAGCAACGGCAAGGAGCGGCTCAGGGAAACCCCTTCGCCACCCTTTGCCAGCACTGCTGCGGGCGTCACCCGCCGCCGAACGACGAGATTTGCCCGCATGAGAGCATCGAACAACTGAAGGCGCGCACCCCATGACCACCGCCGAACCAACCGATGCCGTGCTCTCGCCCCCGGAAAGCGGGGGGTGGCCGAGTGAGGAACAACTGCACTTCGCCGTCAGCACGTTCCTCGCGACTTACAAGGGCAACAACGGCCTCGACGCGATGCGGCAGGCCATCGCCCTGTTCCCGAAAGACAGGGGGGGGGGATGGCGAGCGGCGCTGGAAACAGCGCAGGCCTACATCGACGAGCTTCCCCACGGCGAGAACTGCTTCCTTCTCAACGACGGTGGCGAGTTCGACAGGTGCCGGTGTGGCAAGGACGCTATGGTCCAATACATCGAGGACGTTCTGGTCTTCGACATTACGCCGACGCCAAGTCAAATCCGGATTGACCCGCCCGCCCCCTCTCAGGAAGGGTGGCGAGACCTGTCCTGTGACGAGCAGAGGGCCTTGGCCGAGCGGATCGCCGGGAACATCGGCTACGTCCTCACGCCTGAGCCGCCGCACCCTGACAGTCCGCACACCCGTGCTGCCCCCTCTCTGGAAGGGGAAGGGGCTTTGCGGGAGGCGTTGGAAGGTGCGCTGCGCCTGCCGATCATCATCGAAGAACAGATGGAGCTTGAGGACTGCGGCGGCGAGGCCGACCGTGAAGACCTCGAACGCTACCGGAAGGACCGCATCGCCATCCTGGCCAGCATCCGGTCCGCGCTCTCCGCTCTCTCCACAAAGGAGGGGAAAGAAGAGGCTCTCCAAGGGTCAGAGCAGACCTAAACCATCCACCATATTCAGCGCATTTTATCTTGAATGCGTTGGGCGCAAACCCGTTGTTTGCTATACTGTTTGCAGACGAGGACTATAGAACATGAACGCGATTTCTGCAACTGGATCACGCAGGCTGCTGGTGTGTGGCGGGCGTGACTTGTCAGACCCCGATCTGGTCTATCAGGCGCTCGACATGGTCCATGAGCGCAAGCCAATCGCCCTAGTGATCCACGGCGGTGCGCGCGGTGCGGATACGCTGGCCGGCGAATGGGCCGCCCTCCGTCGCATCCCGGTCTGTGTGTTCCCGGCCAACTGGGAACACGACGGAAAGGGGGCCGGTCCGATCCGCAACGCCGCCATGCTCGCCCACGGCATGCCGTCCGCAGTTGTCGCGTTCCCCGGAGGCAATGGGACGGCGGACATGGTGCGCCGCTGTCTGGAGGCAGGGCTACCGGTCTGGCAACCGACCCGCCGAGCCGACACCTTCTATGTCATTTTGACCTACGAGGACGAGGGCTTCGCCGAGCTGGCCGCACACGCCGCTCTGAACCCCGGAACGCTGTCTATCGAAGACATCGAAGGCAACGTCCTCTGGAGTCCGCAATGACCGACCCCCTCATCCAGGCTTACGCGCGAATCATTGATCCACTGGCTTGGGAACTTCACGACGCGGGCGGAAGCACGGCGGCCGAAGCACTCGGCATCTCAACCGAACCTTCCATCTCCAAAGCCCAAGAGATAGCCCGCCTATCAGGGTGGAGGGAGCCGGAAGGCTGGAAACTCGTGCCGGTGGAAATCACGGACGAGATGGTCGATGACTTCAACGATGAACTGGACATCGGCTACGAAGGCGACGTGCCCTGCGTGGACAACATCGAGCATCTTTGGCGCGTCATGTTGAAGGCCGCTCCCCTTCCCCCCGCTCCTGTGTTTTCAGAGGGGGCCGGGAATGGCTGACCTGCCCCTTCGCCTCACGACCGCGGAAGTCTGCAGCCTGGCGCGCAAGGGGCGCAACTGGGTCGCGGCCGAGGTCAGGGCCGGGCGACTGCCGAAACCGGCGAGCGCCGGCCGCCCCAACGTGTACAATCGCGACGAGGTGTTGCGGGCCCTGGGTCTGCTGGAGTCCGCGTCGCCCGATCGCAACCCATGGGACATTGACCCCGATGAGCTCGGTAAAATTCTATCTCGGCCAGTACGTCAGCGTTCGGCGCCGCAAGGACGGAAGCAGCCGCGTGCTGTTCGAGGTGCCGCCGGCGCGCCGCCCCTCTGGTTGGCCGCCGACAATTCCGCTCCCTCTCGATCGCGCCATCCGGAACGGTAACCTGGCCGACGAATCCGAGGTCGCCGCCATTCGCAAGGATGCGGCCAAGCTGTATGCCCAGCTGACGCAGAACAAGGTCGGAGCCAGCAGGACGCCCGCCGGTTCTCGAAACATCCGCCAGTTGGTCCGCCAGTGGCAGACATCGTCGGCCTGGAACGATCTCAAGCCGCGCACCCAGAAGGGCTACGAGTGGCTGATCGGCCGCGTCCTGCAGTGGACCGACGCCATGGGCAATCCCGACCCCACGATGATCGGCAAGGATCACATCGAGGGCTTCCTGCGCACCTTCAACGACCGGCCGACGCTCAAGATCCACATGCGCAAGGTCGTGCGCCTGATCATGGAGGAGGCCCGGCATGCGGGCTGGCGCACCGATAATCCTTGCGACCTGATCAAGATCAAGAAGCCCAAGGCCAAGGTCGGCGTCTGGGAGCAGGCCGACGTCGACCACTACGTCGAGGTGTGCGAGCGCGTCGGTCGCCGATCCATCGCCCTGGTCATCCTGCTGGAATGGGAGATCGGCCAGCGACTCACGGACGTGCGCGCCTTCCGTCAGGGCGCCGAGTACGACGCCGAGGCCGGCATGTTTCGCTTCGACCAGTCCAAGACCGAGAGCCGCGTTTCGATCCCCGTTTCCCCCAAGCTGCGCGCCATGCTGAAGGAGGCCGCCGACGGCGCCCTGTTCCTGTTCCGCGACGAGCGCACCGGCAAGGCCTACACCGAGCAACGCTTGTCCAAGATGTTCGCCGAGGTGCGGGACAACGACAACGCGGAGCGCGAGAAAGGGGGTGTCGCGCCATGGCGCTACCTGGTCCTCCGATGGCTCCGGCACAGCTGCGTTGTCCAGCTTGCGCGCGCTGGCTGCACCGTGCCCGAGATCGCCGCCATCACCGGCCACGCCCTCTCCTCGGTGACCAGCATCCTCGAGTTCTATCTGCAGCGCGACAGCACCGTGGCCGAGAACGCACAGCGCAAACGGGGCCTGATTTAGGAACCGATGCCGAACGTTTGTCAGACGGGCGGCGCGGAATGAGTCTGATGGGTTGGAAAAATGCTAATGAAATCCGCGAGATAGAAGAAACGCTCACTGCTTCATGGGCGGATGAGGCCCATTGAAATCATTGAACATCGTCAGAAAATGTTGCACATAGCGACTTGAAACGTAAGGGATTGCGAGATGAGTCTGACGGGTAGAGAGGCAAAAATCTATGGTCGCCTGTTTGAGATCATCGAGGCAAACTGGGCGGGCGGCGAGGGTGCTGTGGCCGACGCCATCATGCGCGAGTTCGCCCTACGCCCGGTGGCGCAGGGGGTGGTCGATTCGGAGTCGGGGGAGGTGAAGCGTGGATAGGGTTGCTGAAGGTCTCGCTTTTATCGACGCGCTCCCACGGGAAGAGCGGGATGCCTTTCTTGGGCTGTTTGCCGGAGCGCGTTTTCCGTGGACAATCTACGATAACGGGCGGGGCCCATTCATCGGCAAGGCCGAGTGCGGGTGGGTCGAGGATTGGCGCGGCTTCTACGCCGAACGCCTTCCAGCCGCCGGCCTGTTCTTCTGGGAGGAAGGCGAAAGCGGCCCTGCCCTTGGCATGGTCCTGAAGGACAACGGCGACTACCACACATGGACGCGCATCAACTGCGGACCGACTGAGCTGGGTTGGGGTGTTCGCGAAGCGTGGTGGGACCGGTGGGCCGCAAACGTCGACGACGGAGCCTAACGCCGCCCATTCCTCGCCTTCAGCCACTGGAACACCAGCGCCGCTACGGCCAGCGCCGCGCCGATGATGGCGAGCGTGGCGACGACCTGGCCCAGGGCCGGGCTCTTGTCGGCGTAGGGCTCGACCGCGTCCGACACGGCCTTGACCGCGACCGGCGCCGTGGCCACCGCGGCCGCGCAGCTGGCGACGAATGACTTGCTCGTCGGCAACGGCTTCTCCATCGGCGTCGGAGGCGTCTCGATGGCGCGGGTCGTGCTCGACGGCGGGCTCTCGTCCACGCTGCCGGGCTCGTCCGTCGACCACAGCTTGACCTCTTCGGCCCGACGCGTGACCAGGCCCGACATCTTGACCTTCTTGCCGGTCTTCGGATCCGTGCCGTAGACGAAGCGGATCAGCTGCACCGGCACCTGCTCGAAGGCGCGGGCCTTGAGCACCTTCCAGATCGTCCAGCTCGACACCGCGCCCAGGTTCAGGACGAACGACAGCAGGGCCGCGTACTGGTTGTCGGTGAGCTCGTCGATCACGGCGCCGGCGCAGGCGCGCAGTTTTCGCGCTGCGTCCTGCAGATCGGCCGCCAGCAGCTCCTCGCCTTTGACCTTGGGGATCACCCACCCCTTGTGCACGTCCGGCCCGGTGTGGCCCCAGCCGATCGTAAGCTTGCCGGCCGGGCAGATGTAGGCGCGCGAACGCCAGCCCTCGTGCGCCTTGATGAAGTCGATGGCCTGCTGCGGAATCGGACGAGTCATTTGACGACAATCCCCTTGACGGCGCCGTAGGCCGCGATGGCCAGCACGAGGCCGACGACGGCCTTCCACGCGATGGCCCAAACGCCCTTGCCCAGGTCGCTGTAGAAGTTGGTGATGATCTTGCGCTCGAGCGCGTCGGCGATGGCCGCCACGTCCGCGTCGGTGAGGGTGCGGGTGTCGGGCATCGCTACGCTTTCGGGGGTCATGCGATCACGACCGCGAACACGAACATCCGGTCGGGGTCGTCCTTGGCGCCGCTGGTCGTTCGGGTGTCGAAGTAGCCGGTGGTGCTGGTCCGCGTCGGCTTCTCGGTGACGATGCGGGCGTTGTTCGTGTCGAGGCCCGTCTGGACCCAGAACGCCCAGCTGTTCGCATCGGCGGCGCCGGAGTCGAGCGTGATGGTGAACGTGCCCGAGGACGTGCGTGAGACCGTGAAGCCGTTTTCGTACAGCGCCGACAGGAAGCCGCCCGTGATCGAGTAGATGCCCACGCAGGTGATGGACTGCCCGGCGCTGACGCCCAGCAGGGCGCGGGCCGCACTGTCACTGGCGGCGGCCGCAAGCGAGCGGCCAAAGACGGTGAAGTCGGTGAGCGCCGCGGTACCGGCGCCCGTGTAGTAGACCACCTTGTTGGCGGCGCTGGTCAGGCCGGCGATGGCGGCGAGGTCGGCGTCGTAGGCCTGGACGTTGCTGCCGATGCCGACGCCCAGTGCAACGCGCCAGGCCGTTGCGTCGACCTCGTCCAGCAGGGTGAGGGTGAAGGCGCTCGCCGCCACCCCGGCGTAGGCCGTCAGGTTCGCGCTATACGCCTGCACGTTGGACCCGATAGCCAGGCCCAGGTTTGAGCGCGCGGTCGTGTAGTTGGTGAGGCCGGACAGGTTTTCTGACTTCAGCATGTCACCCGTGCCGGCGCCCGACGGTCCCACCAGCGATACGCCAGACGGCCAGGCGCCGGCCGCCTTCGGCCCGTAGATCGTCCACGTGTTGGTGTTGATGTAGAACTCGCCGTTCTGGCCGACACCAGAGGTCGGGGCGACGGAACCGTAGCGAATCTGCAGGCCGTCCGACCCGTTCGCGCCATTCGTCCCGGCGGGCCCAGCCTCGCCGTCCGCCCCGATGAACTCGTCGACATGGTACAGCGTGATCTCGCCGGAGTCGTCGAAGCCTACCAGGTGGTCGGCTCGATCGCTGGACCCCGCCAGGCTGCCGTTGAGGTCGCCGAACGGCATCAGCAGCGTGCGCCGCAGGTCGCGCTTGGCGTCCTGAATGATGGCCATCAGGCGGTCGAGCTCGGCGTCGATGTCCTTGACGGGCACCGTGGCGGCCGGCGCGAAGTCGGTCGTGCGCGTCGGCGCGATGTCACGCCAGACGATGACCTCGCAATTCTCCACCTCCTCGTTCAGCGTCACAGACCCGCCGTCGTAACCGCTGTCGATCAGCGTGCCCGAGAAGGTGAACGCCTCCTGCGCGATCTCGTCGCCGTCGATGGACACGCGCAGGTCGGCCTTGGAAAAAATCGAGAAGGTGAAGGGGAACGGGCCCGCGCTCGCGGTCGTCACCGAGAACGGCGCATAGGTCGTCTCGTCGGGGATCGTAAGGTTGGCCATGACCGCACGAAACGTGAGCGGCGAGCATTGCTCAACGCACGCCCGTTGCCGATGGTGGCGACCTTTGATATGCAACCATGGATGGACGACACGCGGAACTCAGCGCAAAAGGAGACGCCTGCCTGGTTGACGCTGGCGGGAGTCGTGCTGATCTTTCTGACCATGGCGGTTGGGGCAAAACTCGCTGGCCCCTACATCAATTTTCCGGCCGCGGGTGACCGCACGACGGTCTTGGTACCCCCTTGGGACGACACCATTCTTCCGGTCGATCGGGCCGGAATGTGGTGCGCCAAACAGGGCGGAATCGCGAAGTTCCGCAAGATCGAGCGGAGCGGCGGATGGCGCTACGACTGTGTTCCGGTTGCGCGACCGGTTCCCGTCGGCCTGACGATTCTCAACTATGCAATGACCGCTATCGCTCTGGCTGGAGCCCTGATTGTGATCGCCAATTTTCTGTTGGCCGGGAAGTCACGAGCGTGAGTCGGTGAGGCTCGCCTGGCTTGTGGTGCTCGCGAGCGCGATGGCTACGGCCGCCGGCGCTCAAACGGGCCCGGTCGCCACCGTGCCGGACAACAGCGACGTCTTGACGGCGCTCGCCGTGATCGCGCTCATCGCTGGCGGAATACTGCTGGTCGCCCTGTTCGAGCCGTGGACCTGGGGAAAGAAGAAGCGGCGCAAGTAGCTACCGCTCCGTCCGCCAGGTCTCGATCAGCGTCTTGTAGTGGCTGGCCAGCAGGGCGTCGCCCGCCGGCGTCAGGTGCACGTAGTCAGGCTTGAGGTAGTAGGTGGTGTCCACCGTACCTGTGCCTGTGGCCCCACCGGCGCCCGTCACGTTGGTGGTGTCGTTGACGTCGAACATGCCGGTGTTGCCGCTGGCGAAGTGCCAGACGCGACCGGGGTGCGCGGCCGCGTAAGCCGCCATCTGCGAGCGGATCCACAGGTTGTTCGCCTCGGTGAAGCGGTTGGCGCAGGGCAGCACGTCAACCAGCAGGAGGTCGGCGCCGGTCGCCAGAACCGGGTCGTAGATCAGTCGAACATAGTCGTCCCACACGCGCTGGCGGTCCAGTTCCACGAACGGCGCATCGTTGGTGTAGCCGCGAATGGCCAGGGCAACCGGGTTGCCGTCGGTCACCGCGTTGTTCAGGGTCGGCAGAAGGTAGTTGAGCTGCGGCACGAAGCCGCCTGTCGTCATGTCGACGTTGAACGCCCCGACCGTGCCGTCATAGACGCCCCGCCCGCCGACTGCTTGCTGGTCGATCCAGGCGTTCGGACCCGGCGACATGTATCCATTCGCCGTCAGGACATAGGTGTAGTCGTTCGTCGCCCGCACGTCGTTGGAATCGCCGATCATGGCGATCACCTCGCGATTGCCGAGCGTTCCGCCGGCCGTCACGAAGTCAGCGTACATCTTGCGCACGGCGGCGAAGATTTCGTCCTGGGTGAGCAGGCGGTCATAGACGATGGCCGCAGCCACCTCCATGTCGTTGCGGAAGCTGGTTCCGGTGATCAGTCGCGTCGACGGGTACGACCCGACGCGGAATCCACTGTAGCTCTGCGGGAAAGTCACGGCCGACGTGCGGACGCGCAGGGGGTACTTGTCGACCCCATACTCGTGCATGCCGTTGGAAATGCGCTGCCAGACCGCGACGTAGCCGCGACCGATCAGGTTGACGCCATGATCCGCGAGGTTGTGGTTCGGCTGGACGTAGAGGTAGCCCTCCTGTCCAGACAGATCGGCGCCAAGGGCGCCGGTCGCGATGGAGCTCGAGGCCGTCAGGCCGCCGTCGCTGTCGTTGGCCAGGATGACCGCAGGCGTCCCCGTGCCGGCGCCACCATTGACCTTGACCAGGGCAAGGCGCGTCGTCCCGCTGGTGAACGTCTTGGCAAGCGGTGCAGTGCTGTAGCGACCGATCAGGCCGTCCGAGACGCCACCGGTCCCGAGCATGTTGAAGCCCAGGCCATCCAGAACCACGCCGTTCGTGGTCCGCGTGCCCCTGCTGAGAACGTCGCCCCAGCGCTGGCTGGCGATGGACGAGAACGCCGCATCGCTGGCCTTGCGGACGCGGATGTAACCGACCTTCAGATTGACGAAGGCGGTGATCGTGTTGCTGCCGATGTTCTGCGAGGTGTCGACGGTGTAGGTTCCCGTGCCACCAGTGCCGGTGCCCAGCGCAGTGATCTTCGTGCCGCTGGTGATTGGCGAGGTGAGAGCCGCGCCGGTCGCGGGCCCGCTCGCGTTGGCGCTCATGGTGTAGGTGCCGGTGCCACCCGTGCCCGTGCCGAAAGACAGGATCGTCGTGCCGGCAGGGATGCCCGTGCCCGATACCGGGGCCCCAACCACAAGGGCGCCGGACGTGACTGTGGCGACAGTCAGCGTTGGCGATCCGCTGGTCACATTGTGCGTGCCGACGAACCCGTTGCCGCTGATCGTGGAACCGACCAGGACCGTTCCAGATGCAACAGCCGAGACCGTCAGGGTCGTTCCGCTGATCGAGCCGGTGACACTGGCCGACGTAGCATCCGCCGTCGCGTCGGGCAGGATCTGAACGACCTTCGCCGTGTCGTTGGTGAACGTCCAGTTGAACTTGCAGGCTGCCGTGTCGGGCGTGGTGAAAGCGACCGTTCCCTCGTCCGGCACCGCAACGGTCTTGTAGTGGGTGTTCAGCGTCCCGGTCATGCCGATGCGGTAGTTCTTGGACCCCGTACCGGCGGCCGTGACCATCGAGACTTCCATCTCGTACTGGACACCGCTCTCGAAATCGAAGGTGCTGGAGCCGACGATCTGCCAGGTGTGGCTGGTCGCGCCGAAAACCATGATGGCCGCGGTACCGGCGCCCAGCGGGCCGTCGGCGGAAAAGCGCGTGATCGCGGGGTTCGTGACCGAGCCGTCAGTGCGAAACTCACCTGCGCCGTAGGTGTTGCGCAGGGGCGTGTATGCTGTCGCCAGATGATCCGGCACATAGGCGCCACTGTCGGCGGCCTCCCACATGTAGTACCAGGCCGTTGGCGTGTCTGGCATGGCCGGCGCGGCTGGCGGCGGCGTCGAGATCGCCGGTAGTCCGATTACCGAGGCGATGGGGCTGACGATCGGCGAATAGATCGTGGACTGGAAAAGGCCGCGCAGGGGCATCAGCGGCTCATCCGATACGCGACCGTGCCGCTGCTGAAGCTGGTGCAGTTAAGCCGCCAGGAGACGCCGGCCTCGGTTTCTTCGCAGGCCAGGCTAATCGGCTGGTCCATGACCATCGGGGCCATGTCGACGCCGGCCACCGGAATCCAGGTCGTGCCGCCATCGAAGCTGCGCTCGACCTGGACGTCCGCCTCGAACGTCCCCGAGACCGAGACATTGAACCTGCCACGGCGCAGCTGTGCCGCCGGCATGAAGCTGTCGCTGGTCTGGCCAGCGGCCGTGAAGCTACCTTCGACAGTCGACAAGGGGGCACTCCTGCAATTGCCGGAGCACCGTGCGGGGCACGGCGGATAGCCTCAACGCACGCCTACTGCCCTGCCCTCTTCGCCCGCCTGCCCATCGCATCATCCCGCAACCGCATCAGGTCCGGCCCATACAGCTCCATGATCTGCTCCTTGGCCGCGCGCCGGTACTCGTTGACGACCGCCTTGATGTAGGCCGCCTTGCCCCCGGCAGGCCCGTCGGTCATGTCGAAGTAGGCCGCCGAGTCGGGATGGTTGCCGGTGACGACCGCCTCAAGCTGCTGGAAGGCCGGCTCGCCCGCCAAGAGGACGTACTCGCTGTAGATGTCGGGGTGGTTCTTGAGGCTGACGCTGACGCCGTCGATGCTGAGCTGCTTGGTCGGCATGGTCACGGCCACGCCCAGGTCCAGCATCTCCAAGTCGATGGTGTTGGCCCCGGCCTTGCGCGTCTTGGTCAGGTTGATCATGTCGTACACCGCGCCCAGACCCGACTGGTAGGTGCGCGGCCGCCCCCAAAGGTCGCGGCTCGGCGCAAGGTCGTCCGACCCAAAGGGCAAGCCGTTCTTCAGCGTCTCGATGACGCTGGAGGTCTCGCGCATGTACGGATCCTCCAGGCGGCGGCCCATGCGCAGGGCGCCCGAGAACGGCACGAGGCCCGAGGCGCGGGCCCCAAGCTCACGCTCGACCTGCGCCCCCTGCCCACTGTGCAGCGCCTCGAAGAAGTCCAGCGTGCCGGCCAGCATGTTCTTGTCGAGGAACGCCTTGCCGATGGAGCCGATGACATGGCTGATCACCTCGCCGTTGTCCTCCAGGCTGGTCTCGTCCCAGTCGCTGTTGGCCATCAGCTCGGAGAAGTCGCCGACGATGGACATGGTCTGCCCCAGCGGCTCGAACCGGCTGTACTGATACCAGCGCCCGCCCACGCGGATGCTGTAAGGCTGCCAGTTGACACCGCCGTCGACGCCTTCGCGCTGCATGGCGTCGCGCTGCGCCCGGTTGCCCGGCCCGCCGCCCGTCAGGTCGCCGTTCATGCTCATCTCGAGGAACACGCCGTACAGGCCCGTGCCGACGGCCAGCTGGGTCAGCGCCATCTCCTTACGGGCGCCGCCGGACGCGATGTCCTCCCACCACCTGGCCGAGAACGGCGCCAGCGGACTGTTGCGCATGCCCAGGCTGATGATGTTGGACGGCGTGCGCAGGAAGGGAATCAGGGCCGTGCCGACCGGGGCCCCTGGGGCGTATTCGTCCAGCGCGCGACGCACGCCCTGCAGCGCCTTGTCGATCTTGCCGTCGTCCCGCGTGAAGGTCAGTTCCTTGGCGTTGGCCTCGGCGTTGTCCAGCATCTCGCGAGTAGGCGTCGCCATAAGCTCGGCCTGCCGCGCCTTGATCTCGTCGGGCGTCCAGCCGGCCGCTCGCCCCTCGCGCGTCGCGATCTTGTAGGCGTCGCCCTGCAGGCTTGCCCGACTGCCCATGACGGCGAAGTAGTCGTCGGCCCAGCCGTTGATGGTCTGTGGGCCCCGGATCACCATGTCGATGAAGTTCAGCACCTTGCCGTAGGGGGTGGTGTCCGCCACATTGTGCGCCGCCGCGCTGAAGGGGCGGGCGAGCTTCGGATCCTCGTAACCAAGGCGCCCGCTGTCCTCGCGCATGCCCCGCGTCACCCCCTCGGGCAGGGCTTCGTTGGGCCGCCAGCGCCAGGCATCGCGCATGCCGCCCATCATCCCGATGATGCGCTGGATCGTCTCGCCCGACTCGAACTCGGTGCCGCCAACGAATCGACCGCCCGTCTCCGCCACCGCGCGGTTCAGGATGTCCTGGGCGACATTGATCGTCGAGCCCATGACGTTGGCCACAGGCGTGCCCAGGCCGGACAGCAGGCCGTTGACGTACAGGGTCTTGATCGCCGCCTTGGTATGGGCCTGGCCGCTGGTCAGGGCCAGCGCGTTGCCCTTCTTGTCCTTCATCTTGAGGATGGCGTCGGCAAGCGCATTGGCCGCGTCGGCGCCGCCGGCCGCCCGCAACTGGGTCTCCAGATCAATGGCGCGGTACGGCGTCGCCTCACCGGCGATCTTGAAGGCCTGCAGCGCCCGGCCCGCCTCGGCCCGCGCGCCGAAGAACTCCATCTGGATCGCGTGCGTGGTCGCCGCGCCACGGCGCAACGCCACCTGCTTGGCCAGATTCTCCGGGTCTGCCTTGAGCTCCTGCGCCAGCTGCAGCAGCTTCTCGTTGGCGCCGATCAAGGCCTGCTTGTAGGCGACCACCTCCTCGGCATTGATGGCCTGCCCGCGCTGACGCTGGGCGATGGACTCCAGCGCGTCGAGCTCCTTTGCTGCCTTGTTGGTGTCCGCCCACGTCTGCACGCCCCGGCGCGCACCGTCGATGTCCTTGGCGTTGCGCTCGGCCATCTTGAGGATCGTGCGCTGCACGTCCTCGGGCGTGTTGAAGCGGTGCATGGGCAGGTCGAAGGCGTTGGCGGCCTGGTCGGCCCCGGTCAGGTCTTCGGCCAGCCCTTCGGTGCTGACGGTCTTGGCCGCCTTGTCGACCTTGGCCGCGCCACGCGGCTTCGGCGCCGGCTTCAGCGCCTTCTCGACATCGGCGTCCAGCTTGGCCGACACCTTCTCGGCCTCGGCCGGCGGCAGCGTCGGATCCATCCTGATCCCGTTGGCGTCGGCCTCCGCCCTGGCCGCAGCTTTGGCTTTGCGGGCCTCGCGCAGCCCGCGCAGGCCGCCAACCAGGGTGTCGATGGCAACACCAAGCCCGGCGCCCTCCAGCGCGTTCTTGGCCCGGTTCAGCAGTTCCGGGTCTTCCTCGTCGGCCGCCAGAAACTCGGTGATCGGGTTGCGCCATTCGGGCTTCAGGTCGTTGAGCAGGGACGACAGGTTGCCGCTCATACCGTCGAACGCCGTGAAGTCGGCGATAGCGCCCTGGGCCAGCGGTTTGAGCAGGCTGCCTTGCTTGGCGGCCCAGCCCCAGCCCTTCAGAATCTTGCCGCCGGCCGCCCAACCCGCGCCGAACTCGGCGATGTTCTTGACCATGCCGCCGGTAACGGTGTCGACCTTCTTCTCGGCCTGGTCCGTGTTGAACGGCGTCAGGTCGTGCGCCTTCGCAATCCCCTCCTCCAGGGCCTTCTTGCGGCTGGTCAGGCCGATCTCCACGGGAGTCGACTTGTCGCCGTCGATCCCCTTCCACGTCACCGTGCCCGGCAATTCGTCGAGGTGCAGGAAGCTCTCGATGCCGTTGGCCAGATCCTCGAGGAGGTTGACCCCGGCGTTGATGCCCTTCTTGAGCCCCACGATTGCGGCGGCGGGGGCCTGCGGGATGCCACGGGCGATGTCGCTGATGACCGCGCCCAGTCGCCCGGCGCCCTTGGCCATGTCGGCGCCGGTCGGCGTGCCCTGTTGGGGGGCCTTGGCGGCGCGCTCTGCCTCATCCGCCTCCAGAATCTCGCGCTCCAGCTCGTCATCCTCGGCGGCCTGCTTGACCGCCTCGCGCTGCTTGAAGTCCTCCGTCATGTCGCCGTCGACAGCATAGGGCCCGGTGCGCGGTCGCCCTTGCAGGTCGATGGTCACGTCGGACGGCGCCAGCCCGGCCAGGTCGTTGGTCGTCGTGTCCGGCCGCTGAAAGCGGGGGTGACGCGACGAGCCGAGCGGCGCGTTCTTGTCGAACTGCACCTGCTTGCTCAGGCTGGCCTGCTCGGGAGTCATGTTGACGGCAGGGGCGCCGCCGGTCGCGCCGATGACGGTGGAGGATTCGGCCATGGTCTAGTTCCCCAGAATTTCGCGGCGGCGCTTCTGATACTCCGCGTCTGACATACCGGTGCGCTGGCGCTCGGCGGCCAACGCACGAATGCGGGCGGCCTTATCGCCGATGGCGGTCTTTCCATCTCCGGCGCCCGTGACCTTCGCCGACGGATTGTAGATGGCCAGGCCGATGTTAACGCCCGCCTGCTTCTTGCGGGCGTCGTCTGCATCGAGGTTGTCCGGCAACCAACGCATCATGCCCTCGTCGAACTGGGCCTTGCGCTCCTTCCACAGCTTGTCACTCATGCCCGGCGGACGCTTGTGGTACCATTCCGGCGCCCCGCTCTTGACGATGGCGATGTCGTTCTTGAGCGCCCGTCCGTTCAGGGCCCGCAGCGTCTCGGCCTTGGAGCGCGGAATCAGGCCCGCATCGACGTCGTCGCGCAGGGCCTCCCTATCCAGCTGGCCGTTCATGGCGTCGCGCTGATGGCGGTCGTAGGTCGCGCCATAGCTGGCCTTGGCGGCGGCGGCCTCTCGCCTCGCCTCCGCCCTGGCCCGGCCCTCCGCCGCGTTCTCCGCCTTCTCCAGCGCCACCCGGTCGGCGTCGCTCAGCCTGTCGTCCGAGCGCCAGTCCGGCGTTCCACCCTGCAGGTAGTCCAGCTGATAGCCCGCCACCAGGTCGCGGCGCTCGGCCTTGGCGTCCCGGTCCCGCTCGGCCTGGATGCGCGCTTCCTGCCGGTCCGCCTCGCCGACCTGACGCAGGGCGGCCAGGCTGTCGTTGTACAGTTTGCGGCGGCGCCCCGGCGCGAGCCCGGCCAAGGCGGCCTGACCCTCGACAGGCGCCTCCTCCTGGGCCGCGCCGCCCGCCAGCGCGATCTCCTTGCCATAGAACTTCGTCGGATCCACCGGCCTGCCACTGGCGTCCCGCATCTTGAAGTGCAGATGCGGTCCCGTGCTCCGGCCGGTGTTGCCGCTCTTGCCCAGCACCGCGCCGGCCTCCAGCGTCTGGCCGCGCTGGACATCAAAGCCGGACAGGTGGGCGTAACTGGTGATCGTGCCGTCGGCATGGCGGACGCGCACATACTTGCCGCTCTCGGCGTCCTCGCCCACGCCGACCACCACGCCCGGCGCCGCGACCTTGACCGGAGTGCCCACCGGCACGGCGATGTCGACGCCGCCGTGCGAGTCGGTGGCCCGATCCGCGCCGAAGCCGGACGTCACCCGACCCTCGACCGGCGCCTGGAACGCGACCGAGCCGCGCGGCGCGACCCTGCTTTCCTGCGTCGGGTCGCGATAGCCGAAGTCCTCCTCGAGCGAGCGCAGATAGGCCAGCCGCCCCGGCTCACCACCGCCCGCGCGCGTGTAGGCGTCCATCGCCTTGCGCTGGGTCAGGACGCCCAGCACCTCGTCGTCGAGCTTGTCCTCCTCGATCTGCGCCTGAGCGTCACTCCACTTGAACAGCGGATTGGCGATCTTGCCCCGATTGATCGACGCCCATTCCTGCCGCTTGGCCTCGGCCTCCGGCGTCAGGAACTTGCCGTCCATCAGCAGGGCCAGATAGTCGGCGCGCGTCGCCGCCTCGCGCGCGGTGACCGTCGCGACGTTCTCCGCCTGGTCGCGCTCGGTGCGCGCCTTGACCACCGCCGCCTCGCCCTCGCGGACCTGCTTGCGGGCGTAGCCGCCAACGTCCTGCGCCCAGTCCCCCGGCGCCGTGGCGATGAAGCCGTCGACCATCTTCGCCGATTCGGCCTTGTAGCCATCAGGGTCGAAGGCGAACTTGGCCCTGATCTCTTTCTCGCGGGCGTCGATCTCGGTCTTGACCCCGGCGGTATAGGCCGCCTCCGCTGCCTCCATCCGGTGCGGCGCCAGAACCCGGTCGAGGATCGTCCAGTCGAACTCCGGCCTCTCGCCACGGGCGGACGCGGCCGCGGCCTCGGCTCCCTCGCGCTGACCCCTGCCGACGCCGATCTTGTCGATCTGGTCGCCGAACGTCTTGCCGATGCGGGCCAGGTCTTGGGACAGCTGGCCGAAGGCGTTGAAGTACGGCGTCGTGCCCGGCTGCGGTTTCGCCGCCGAGACGCCGTGGTCAAAGTTGGTCGTCAGCCGACCCGTGCCGCTGGCCATCAGCCCCCCCTCGCCTTGCCGGTGCTGGTCGAACCGGGCGTGCTGCTGCCGTACAGGTTCCGCTCCATGGCCCCGGTGAACAGGTGGCCGCCAGGGTTGGCGCCGATGGCGAACTTGAAGTCGAGCAGGCGCCCGGCGTCGTAGCCCGCCTGACGCAACATGCGCGCCTTGGCCCGCAGTCCGGCCCGTTGGTTGGCGGCGGATGCAGCCGCCACCTGGCCGGCGCGCGCCGCCTCATGCCGCATCTGCTTCTCGATGGCCTGCGCCGTCGGGCTGTCCTGCGACAGGCCGCTGGCCGCGCGCCGGGCGATGATCGCCGAGGCTGCCTGGTTCAGCTGCGCCGCGCGGACCTCGCCCGCCTGCGCCGCCTGAAGGTCGACGTCACGGATCGACTGCTCGGCCTGAACGGCCTGGTCGTAGTAGTTCTTGCGGCTGTTGGCCTGCTCCAGGTTGGAGCCGATCATGCCGCTAATGCCCGATGCGGCGCCCATGGCTTGCATTAGGACGAGACCTCCATGGTAATCGACGTCACCTCCAGCGGCTCGCCGTGCGCCTGGCTGATGATCAGGCTCGGCTCGCGCTGATGGCCCAGCAGGTGAACCGCCAGCTGGCCGGTGAACGGCGGGATCGCCCCGCCAACCCCGGTCGCCGGGTAGCCGCTGGGCGTGTAGCCGTTGACGCTCACCTGCCCTGTTTCGCGCACGTCCAGCCACGCACGGCAGATGCGCTGCTTGGGTTTCAGGCCATACTCGCCGTCGATGGGCGGCACGATCTGCATGTCCACCGCGAAGTCGAAGCCGACCTTGATGGCGCCCCAGTCGCTGTCGATGTCCTCCAGCACCCCGTCGGCGCCGACGACGAAGTCACCGATGCGCGCGCCGTCCTTCCATGCCGTGACCGTCGCGCCGGCATAGGCCGGCACCGGGGACGTGGTCGTGGCCAGCGAGACCACGCCGTCGCCCAGGACGTCGGGATCGAACACCTCCAGATGCCAGGTCTCGACGCCGTCGATTTCGCGCATGACGCAGGCATACAGCCGCCCGGCGGCATGCACGATCGACCGCCACTCGCCCGCCGTCGACCAGCGGACCCAAGCCGTGTTCTCCGCGCCGCGCCGGTAGGTCATCGGCCGCAGCTCGCCGTCGTCTCGCAGCACCAGAACCAGGCGGTCGGTCTCCGTCCCGGCGGGCATGACCTCCATCTCCAGCGGCGTGCCGGCCAGGTGGAAGGCCATCTCCGACAGGTCGGCGATGTCCCAGGACCGGCGCACATTGCCGGTCGGCGCGACCATCATGGCCCGGCCCGAGCTGTCCTCGGTGAACAGCATGCCCTCGGCCACCAGGTGCGGACGCGGCGCCCCGGCGACCTCCGGCCCGATGCGCAGGATCTCCAGGTTGGTCGGCGACAGCGGAGCGGCCACCTGCTCGGGCACATAGTAGGGCCCGTCCTCGGTGAAGATCAGCAGCTGCTCGGTCGAGCCGAAGTGCAGGATGCGCAGGCTGGCGTCGGAGCCGATCTTCTCGACGAAGGCGTCATTGTCCGCGCCGGTCCCGACGTCGAAGTCGGTGATCTCGGCGATCGCGCTGGCGGCCAGCACATTCGGCGCCTCGGGAAAGTCGCCCAGCAGCAGGCGGGCCCGGTGCAGGATGCAGGCGCCGGGATAGCCCCGCGCGTCGCTGATCAGCTGCTCATCCCAGACCACCGTGGCGGCCGGCGTGGCGTTGAGCGCCGAGCTCGTCACCGTCGTGGTCGCCGTCGGCCCGACCAGCTTCTCGGCGTCGGTGAAGCTGATGTAGCTGTCCAGCATCTGCACGGTCACGACGCCGGACGCGACCCCCGAGACGATGCCCTGAATCTCGGAGTCGAGGCCCTGCACCGTCTGCCCGACCACGAAACCGTCCTCGTCGGCGACCGTCACATCGAAGGTCGGATACAGCTTGCCGATGACGTCGCCCGTCGCGTTCTGGGCGTCGGTCACGGCGGTGATCTCGATCTCCACCCCGGCGTACCGGATGCGGGCGCCGACATGCGTGCCCAGGAAGGCGTCGGCGCTGGCCACGATGCCGATGCCGGTCCCATCATAGGCGCTCGGCTGGATGGCGATGTCGCGCGGCGCGAGCCGGTAGTAGGGCTGACGCAGGCTACCCTGCAGGCCGCTGGTGAAGGTCAGGTCGCCGATGGACCAGACGCCGGCCGTGTACGACAGCAGCTGGGGAAAGAAGCTGCGCGAGGTGGCCGCGACCCGGTCGTTCTCGGTCGCGATCTGCATCGCCCGCAGGTCGTTCTCTGACCACGGACAGCCGGTGAGCGTCTGGATCAGGGAGCCGTCCAGGTTGCGATAGGCGAAGGCCCCCTCGCTGAACAGCATGAGGCGCGCGTCGTCGGCGCCGTAGCCGATGGTCTCCAGCCGCGCGAAGCCGTCGAGCCCGGCCAGGCGCCGCGTGCCCCAGCGCCGCTCCGCGCCGCCGCCGGACAGCAGCCGAACATTGGAGGCCGACTTGAGGGCGCGCTGGCGGATCGCCGCGTCGCTGCGCTTCATGTACTCGGGCGCGATCTCGCCGGCCGAGAAGTCGTTGGTGAAGTCCCAGCGCCTAGCCACGCGCCGCCGCCCGGCTGTTGCTCCAGCGGCCGGTCAGCGTGGCGCGGTAGGCGCGCGGCGCCGGCGACTGGCGCTTGTCGCGCACGATGGCGCGCTGAATCTTGACCTCGCTGTCCTTCTCGATCAGCCGCGCCTCGCTCCAGCCGTCCAGCAGGCCGCCCAGCAGCAGCGCCTGGATGCGCGTCACCACCGCCTCGCCGAAGTTGTAGGACCAGCGGGCCACGGGGGCGCGGTAGGTATAGGTCGCCTGATACTCGCCCTCGGCCAGCACCAGAACGCGGTCGCCCTGCAGGGTCCAGTCGCCCTCGCCGATGGTCACGCCCGATCGGGTGATGAACCGGACATTGATGCAGTCGTCGGGCAGAGCGTACTCGTAGCCCCAAGCGGCGTTGTCGCTCTCGCCAATGAGGGTCAGGTCGGCCGTCTTGGTCGCCCAGGTCCAGGCGTGGCGCTCCAGCAGGTCGCCGACCACGCCCTCCAGATTGGCGTTGACCACGGACGAGATGGCGCTGCCGTCGGTCAGGGAAGTGGGCGCCGACTCGCCGACGCGGAGGCAGGCGGCCTGGACTACCTCGATGTCGTTGGCGTAGCGGGGCATATCAGCATGGTCCTCATGCGCGGCGGACGCTCAACGCACGGAAAAGAAAGCCCCCGATCTCGAAAGACCGGGGGCTACCGCCCGCATGGGAAGGAGGCGCGGGGGACGCGCGGGCGGAATCTACTTCTTGGCGGAGCCGCCGGGCTTGCCGTCGCCATCATGGTCGAAGGCGGCCAGCTTGCCCTTCAGCGCCTCGACTTCGGCCCAGGCCGCCTCGAGTTCGCCTTCCAGCTCGGCCACCTTGGGGTCGGCGGCCGGGGCCACGGCTGCGGCCGCACGCGCTTCCGCACGGGCCTTCACAGCCGCCTCGGCTTCCTTGTCCAGCGGCTCCCAGGCCAGGCCGGGAACGAGATCGGATTCGAACTCCGCCCCCTCCACGGCCAGGCCGGGGATGTACGACTTGGCGCGATACCGGGGCATTAGATCGGCGCCTGCTGGTTGCCCATGGTCACGCCCGCCCAGATGGCGCCGGCGGTCGCGTCGGACCCGGCCACGGTGTAGTAGGCGCGCATGTAGCGCTCGGTCGACTTCAGCGGCACGCTGTCGATGTTGAAGACGTAGCCGGCGGTCAGGGTGGCGGCCGCGATGGCCTCGGTCTCCAGGATCGTGGTCGGCGACGAGAACGAGGTATTGTCGTCGCACTGGATCGCCACCTTGAGGGAGGTCAGGGTGGCGAACGCCGTGGTGACCTGGATGTGCAGGGGGATCTTGCTCCCCTTGCCCTGGTCGCGGTTCAGCGCGGCGGCCGCCCCGTAGGGCGTGCCGGCGGCCAGCAGGTCGATGTAGTTGGTCGAGGCCGCCGAAGCGGTGACCGCCTGATCGTCCGAGAAGAGTTGTTGCGCGGAGGTGATCATGTCTGGGGCGCCCCTTAGACGACGAGGGTTTCGGTGTTGACCAGGGCGTCCGTCTCGTAGATCGGGATGCCGCGGTAGCTCATGATCTCGCGACCTTCGACCTGCATGGGAGTCAGGCGGATGAAGTTGTCGGAGGCGCCCCGGTTGGTGCCGAGGCGGTCGAGAACCTCGAGCATGTCGCGGTTCATGTAGATGACCTGCTTGCCGCCCGGCACGCGGCGCGACTGCAGCCGGTAGTAGGCGGTGCGCAGGTAGTCGTAGAGGTTGACGCTGCCGGCGCGGGCATCGGACACGTCGATGTTGCAGATGCGGGCGTTGTAGCGCCAGTCCTTGACGGCCAGCCCGACGTGCATGGAGAACAGTTCCTCCTTCACGTAGTAGGGGTTGTTCGAGCCGTCGAGAACGCGCTGCTCGCCCTTGTCCTCGCGCTTGATGCCGCCCTGGGTGCCCTGCGGGTAAAGCAGGGTGGTGTGGTCGGGACCCCAGGTGACGAACCAGATCGAGGTGTTGTCGGAACCGGCGCCGCCGGCCTTGATCACCTGGTTGCCCAGGCTGCCGGTCGACAGGTTGTAGCGGGCGCCCAGGCCCTTGAACTTCTCGGGCGTGGTCGCGGTGTCGGCGTAGAAGACCGAGGACTCGAACTCCTGGGTCATGGCCTCCAGGAACGAGCGGGCTTCCGACAGGCGGACCTCGCCTTCGCTCTGGCCGGCGGCCGTGGCCAGGTCCAGCAGGCGCTTGTCGATGCCGGACAGGGCCTCGACGAAGCCGGTCGCGTCATCGACCTGTTGCTTGCTCGACTTGGATTGCGGGATGCCCTTGTAGAGCTGGCCCCAGGTCACCGACGGCAGACCCGTGCGGATCGAGTGCCGATGGGTCGTGCCCTGGTTGCACTCCACGGCGGTCGCGGTCTCCATGACCGGCGACAGCTGGGTGAGCAGTTCGATCGTCGCACCAATGGACTGGTTACCACCCTTGTGCAGGTCGATCAGGTCGAAGTAGGTGCCACCGATACCGGCCATCTAAGGTCAGCTCCCGTACATGCGTTGGGCGAGGGTCTTGGCTTCCGCCTCGCCTTGGGGTTGGGCGGAGATCGCCGGGTTGCTCGCTTTCGCGATCAGGGCCTCGAGGCCTTCCACGGCGTCCGCGGTGGCCATCAGGTCGAGGACGGCCTGCGCCTTGTCCCCGAGGTGTTGGTTCAGGCTGGCCGACACCGCCTCGATGCGGGCCTTGCCGTTGGCGCCCAGCTTGGCGAGCTCGGCGGTCATCTCGGCCTGGTAGGCGTCGGCCTGTTGCTTCTGCCCCTGCAGGATCTGGCCGGCATGGAAGGCCACCAGCTTGGTGAACGCCTCCTGGTTCAGGCCGAGCTCGGCCGCCAGGGCCTGCGCCTCCTTGGTCGCCGGGTCATCGGCGATCAGGCGCACCGGCTGGCCGTCGAGGCCGACGACGTTCTCCGGCAGGTCCAGCTTGTAGTCGGCGGCGGAGGCCGGCACGCCGTCCTTGCGGGCGGCTTCGGCGGCTTCCAGTTCGTCGGCGCGGGTCAGGCGCGCGGCCAGGTCGTCGCCCTTGGGCGCGTTGGCCTCGGCGTCCCAGTAGGACTCGGGGAGCCAGGCGGGGCGCTCGGGCGCGGCCGCCGTGACGACGGTTTCAGTCGACACGTTCAGGCCACGGTCGCCTTCAGAGGCTCCGGTCTGAACGTTCTCATCCTGGGGTACAGGTTCGATCATGACCGCGAACCTGCGGCCTCAACCCCGCGCTCTCAACGCACGGTGCTTCAGCCCTTCGGCTGCGCCATCTCGCGGAGTTTCATCACCAGCCGGCGCGCACCCTCGGCCTCGCGCAGGGCCGCGTCCGTGGCGTTCGGCGGATTGCCGGACACCGCCTCCTCCAGCAGGAAGGTGAAGAGGCGGCGGCCATCGGGTGTCCCAGCCAGGCGGGCGATCACCGTCTCAATCGGCTCCTCGGCGTCGGGCTTCTGGGCCACGACCACGGGGCGCAGGTCCGACCACTTACGCGACACCGGCGCCCCCCATCTGCATCGCCGCCTCGGCCATCGCCTTCTGCTGGATTTCCTCGTCCGACATCATGACGATGTGCCGTTCCTTGGCGGTCTTCTTCAGCGCCTCGATGGTCGCCTTCTGGTCGATGGGAGCACCGCCCGCCGCGGCCGCGCCAACCTGCGCGATCATCGCCAGCATCTGGCCGGTGATCTGCACGTCCTCCAGGTCTTTCGCCTTGGACAGCGGCGAGACCGGGCGGACGTTCACGATGTCGCCGCCCTTCAGCTTGATGTCGGGCAGCTGGCCGCGTTCCTTGAGGATCCACGCCACGCGCTCGATGATCGGCAGCACCCACTCGCGCACGCAGCGATCACGCGGCAGTTCGCGACGGCGGGTGTTCCACTGCTTCTCGTCCAGCCACTGGGTCGCCGTCGGCGGCGTCTGGCCGGGCTGCTCGGGCCGGTCCTGGTACAGGGCCTTCTTGACCGCCTTCTTGAGTTCGTCGGCCTTGAAGATCATGGCGTCGAAGCGGACGTCCGGCGCAAGCGGCTCGGGCGCCTTGGACCCGGCGGCCATGGCCAGCCAGGTGCCGGGCTCGATTCCGCCCTCGGGGTTCATCACCCCGTCCTCCTCGTAAACCGTCACCGGGTCGACGGTCTTCTGGATGGCCTTGAGGCCAAGGTAGTTGAGCTCGTCCAGCACACGGGCCGGAGGCGTCGCCTTGTGCGCCGGGCCAGGGCCCCATGCGGAGTCGGCCTGGTGTCTGAAGCGGCAGGCGATGATGGACGCAGCGCCGGCGCCGACCGAGCGCTTGGCGTACTTCTCCTTGCCGTCGACGATAATGCGGTAGGTCCAGGCTTCCTCGCCCGGCACGCTGTAGTCGCGGTCGCAGCCGTCATAGACGACCGAGACCTTGTGCCGGCTGCGCTCATCAGGTGCGGGAAAGATCGTCGGCCACAGCTGGTTCAGCCCGGCCGCCGTCAGCTTCATCTCGCGCCAGCGACCCGTGGTCGAGCCGTCGGCGCCGCGCTCCAGCAACAGATCCGCCAGTTCGATCGGCTGGAAATGAATGGGCTCGAGCGGCCCCATGTCGGAGACCGCCACGGCCATGGCCGAGACCGCCCAGAAGGTGAAGCACTCCTGCGCTGCGTCCCAGTAGTTGGACCGCTCCAGCTCGTCCCAGATGCGGTCGCCATAATCCTTCAGCGCGACCTCGATCTCGCGCTTGGCTTCCGGCGAGATGCCCTCGTACGGCTGCATGTCCACCCACCGCTCGTGTCGCGGGGTGAATGTGCCGATCATGTCGGACGCAAAGTCCTCGACCGTCTCCTGCAGAGTGGTGTCGAAGAGGTCGTCCTGGTCCTCGGTGCGGGCCTGCGCCTCGCGCTCGCGGTCCAGATGGCGATAGGTCGGCAGGCCCAGGCGCAGGATGTCGTTGATCCACGGCGCGTGCCGGCTGCGGTCCTGCTTGGCCCGCTCGATGCGCTTGAGGATGAGAGGAGCCGCCATCAGACGAGATTCACCAGGCTGCCGCTACGGCGCGATCCACCGCCGGCGGATCCGCCGCTCGCCAGGGACTGGGCGACCGCGGCGGACACATTGATCAGACCGGGCGCGCTGGTCGAGGTGGGGGTGAAGCCGCCGGTCGCGAAGCTGGCCAGCGAGCCGGAGCCCAGCTTGCCGAAGCGGCGGCTGCGGCGCAGGGTATCGAGCGACAGATAGTTCTGCGTCTCGTCGATGCGATTGTTCTCGGCGCGCACGCGCTCCTGTTCGACGCGAGCCTCTTCGGCCAGGCGCGCGGCCTTGGCGGCTTTGGACTCGCCCGGCGCTTTGCTCATCATGCGGATTTGACCTCGAACGCTGGGACTGCGCCTTGAGCCACCAGATCGCGGTAAAGAGCCTGCGGCCTCAACGCACGGGAATTGACGCCCAGCAGGTGGGCCACGGCCGGCGCGCACCAGAAGGTCAACTTGAGCCACCAGGGGCGCGGGTGCGGCTCGTCTGGAATCTCGCTGCGCAAGAAGCGAGCATGGCGTGGCAGGGTCGACATCCAGGCCGACCACACCTCGCGGCTCATGACCCGAATGTTGGTCCGGTTGAAGGTCACGTCGTACAGCACCCAGACGTCGGGGCCGGGGTAGAAGGTGAAGGCGCAGACGTGGCGGAAGCCGGGCTTGCAGATGCGGTCCCACCACCAGCGGTTCTCGTTGCCGTAGAAGGCGGTCCACCAGACGGATGGGATGGGGGCGAGGTCCGCCTGTTCAAGAGCCGCCATCACCGCCCCCTCAAGGCAAGCGCCGGCCTGGCGCCGCGATCAAACACCCGGCCCATCTGCAGCGTCTTGATCGGGCGCGGCCGTTCGCCCCCGAACAGCATGTCGGTGCCCTCGCCCATGCCGATGACCATGTACTGGAACGCCTCGACGACGTGGCTGTACTGGTTCTTGACGATGGAGTCGGACTTGTAGATGCCCGTCGGGCTGGCCACGTCCTTGAACTGGTAGCCGCCTTGCAGGCCCGACGAGAGCATGCGGCACGACGGGTCGATGGCCAGGGCCTGCATGCCGTCGATCTGGCGGTTCAGCACCCGCTCGATCAGATCCTTGCGCCCCATCGGTCCGTTCATCCGGTTGGCGCCCGGCGCCTTCTGGATCATCAGGCCGTTCTTGCGGAAGATCTGGAACGCCGTCGTGGCGTCGGTCTGCACCCGGATGTCGCCGCCGGGGTCGCCGAACAGCCGCATGCGCGTGGTGTCCAGCTGTGGCCAGCGGCGCAGCAGTTCCGCCTTGACCATGGGCGCGAAGGTGTCGGACCCGATGTCCTCGGCGTACATCTCCAGCAGGACGTAGATGCGGCCGCGCACATAGTGGCCGAACACGGCGGCCGGGGTGATGCCGAAGTCGAAGCCGCCGTACAGGTCGAGCTCGGGCTGAAAGGTCAGCGGACTCCTCGAGACGTGGCGATCGGCGGAAAAGGTCGGGTACACCGCCCTCCCCTTCATGATCGCCGCGGGCCTGTTCAGCAGGTTGGCGTCGATCCACGCCTTGGTGTTGCCTGCCACCTTCTTGGCGTAGTAATCGCCGGCGTTGCGCAGCCAGCGTAGGTTCTCCGCCGCCGGGTTGACCTCGTACCGCTCGACCTCGTTCCGCTCGTTCAGCACCTCGATCAGCGCAGGCGGCTGTTGGAACAGGCGCCAGTCATCGGGCCTGGCATGCTGGCGCACCTGGTCCGGGGTGAAGTGGTCCGGCATGGGGGTCAAGCCGAACATGATCGGCACCCAGTGCAGGGCCTCGGGCGCGTTCATGTCGGCGATCACGCCGGCCCAGGCGCAGCCGCCATCCTTCACCGCCGGGTAGCGGCCCGTCCGCGACAGGCCCTCGGTGAACATGGTGAGCGGGATGTACTGCAGCTCGTTGAAGTAGATGCCGGTCACTTCCAGCGAGCGCAGCTTCTTGACGTCGTCCTCCTTCTCCAGCGCCAGGAAGATGAAGTCCGCCTCGATGTCGCCATAGCGCATGTGGTAGGTGAACGGCGGCGACCAGGACATGTAGCCGAACCCGTCGCCCTTGGGGCTGTCCGGGAACATCTCGGTGAAGGCCGCGATGGTCGTGGTCTTCAGCTCGGGGTAGGTCTGGCGCACCACCAGCCAGCGGGAGCGGCGCTTGCCATCACGCTGCGCCGGCTGCTCGGAGCAGTGCAGCAGCATCCGCATGATGACGTCGCGCGTCTTGCCGGACCCGATGGGCCCCTGGATGATCGCCACCTCCGTGCGGTCGTGCAGGAACTGCTCGAGCACCCAGCCGTCCGGCTCGAACCGGATGGGCTCGGGCGCCGGGGTGGAGCTACGGTTTGTGGATTTGCGCGCCATGCCCGCGCAGGAGGCGCTTTGGCCCCCTGACCCTCAACGCACGGGCTAGAAGCCGATGCGGTAGGTCGCAGTGCCGGACGAGTAGGCCGTGCAGTTCAGCCGGTAGCGCACGCCAGGCTCCGGCTCCTCGACCGTGAAGCTGGCGCCGGCCGTGAACGCGGCGTCGGACAGATCGGGCTTGCTGCACACGATCCAGGTCGATCCGGCGTCAAAGGACCGCTCCAGCTTGACCGTCGCGCTGAAGGTTCCCGAGATCGAGACGTTGAACTTCCCACTCAGGGCGGCGGGCGGCGTGAAGGACGAGCTCTGGCCGGTCGCGGTGAAGGATCCAGATACGGCGGTCAAGGCAGGCTCCCGATTGGAGCCCGAAAGTCGCGCGCGGGGGTCAGGCCCTCAACGCACGCTAGTCGCCATCCTCATCATCATACTCGGTCGGCAGCGCCGGCTCGGGCATCAGGTCGTGCTCGTCAGGCGGAAGGCCGTAGGTCTTGCGCCAGGCTTTGCGGTGTTCGCGGCGCTGGCGGGCGTAGTTGGCGTAGGCGCGTTTCCAGGGGATGGGTTTCATTCGGAGGACCCGTCGCGGCTGGCGTACCAGGCATCGCCGCGATACCACTTGCGGAAATCAGCCATCATCCCCTGCGCTCGAGCGTGGTTCCACATCGCCTGCGCTATCTTGGCGTAGAAGTAGATTACAACGACCACGCCTGATCCCGCCATAACGGTGTAGCCGATCCATTGAGCAAACTGATTCATGCCGCCTCCAACATCTCCGGCGTCACCGACACCTCCCCGACCTTTCCGAACCGCTCATGGTAGGTGATGCCCAGGGCCCGGCGCTCCGCATGCCACCCGCCCCGCGCCGCGTAGGCGTCCCGCGCCGCCAGGGTTGGGTGCTGGTGCACGCTCATGCCCGAGTGCTCCTTGACCTCCTCATGGTGGCGGTGGCCGGTGTGGCAGTAGCGCTTGGTCGTGGCGCCCCACATGGCAGGGAACTGGGCGGCGAAGAGGAGCGGCAGCTGGTCGTTCTTGCGCATGTGCCCATGGTGGAAGGCCAGCATGACGTCGCCATGCTGGACGGCGTAGTAGGGCAACTCGGAGTCGTTGACGTCCAGGCGCGGCTCGTTCTCGTACAGGGCCTTGAACATGTGCCGCAGCCAGAGGCTCGAGGCGATGTCGTGGTTGCCCTCGCAGATCAGCAGATGGACTCGCTCATGCCGCATCAGGGCCCAGTCGACCATGCGGCGGATGCACTTGATCGCCACCGCCACGACCTTGGAGAAGCGGCCATCGGCGTCGAGGACGTGGTGGCTGGTCGGCGTCACTGGCATCAGGCCGTCGGCATGCAGGAAGTCGCCCTGGACGTTCACCACCGCCATGCCGGCCACGGGCGAGGCCGCGATCATGCGCTCGAAGGCGCCCATCAGCGTGGCCTCGGCGATGCGCAGGTCCCAGTCGGCCCCACCCTCCAGCCGCCAGGCCATCGCGCCCATGTGGAAGTCGGTGATCGTGAACAGGTTGCACAGCTGGCGGGCCGCGTGCTCGGGCCCCTCCAGCGGATCCAGCCGCGGCAGTTCGGCGGACATGGCCTCGGTCGCCGCGCGCATGGCGGCCTCGCGCCGCTCATCGTCCAGCCTCGACTTGACCCACTGCAGCTTGACCTCGCCGTCCTTGCCGTAGAGCGTCGAGACGCCCTTGGCGACGTGGGGGTCCGGCACGGTGTTCGTCCAGCCGTGCTCCGGCGAGTAGGCCCGCTCGGCCGCCCGCTTCTTCAGCCCCCGCAACGAACGGCCGATCACGTCGTTGGCCAGGCCCAGTGCGCGCTCCGCCGAGCTGATGGAGCCGTGCATATTCACCGCATCCACGAACTCGGCCTGCCGGCCCTGGGCCCAGCGCTTAAGGGCGGGGTCGAGGATGTCGGTCAAGAATTGCCGCCCCAGCCGTCAATCCAGCCGGTGTCGATTTCTCGGTTCATGGCTTAGCCTCCCAAACCTTCCGCTGCTGCTCGTTCCAGTCCAGCAGTCCGATCACCTGGGTGCGGCAGGCGTAGTAGGCGCCGGCCCAGTCGACGAGGGTTCCGGCCGCGTCAGAGGCGGTAACATCGGAGGGACTGTCGAAAGGTTCCCCGGCAGGCGGGGCCACGGCTGCTTCGGAACCTGCGGCGGCACGGTCGAGCACGCGCACAAAGCCAACAGGCAGAGGATAGCGGCGGTCGGTTTCAGGCGAGACATAGACGGGCACCTCTCGGATGATGTCGCGGTAGACGATGCGGACGGCCGCCTGGCGGGCTTCGGTTCGGGCGCCCACGGACTCCGTCACGCGCGCGGCCTTGTCGGTTTTGGCGATCACCTTGATCGCGGCCTTGGTATCCTTCCGCGCCGCCGAGACCTTGGCATTCGCCGCCATCTGGTCTCGGAGCCACCAGGTTGAGCCGGCGCCGGATGCGAATCCGATGGCCGTGGCGATGGCGAGGGGTTTCCAGATGGGGAGGAGGTTCATGCGGCGGCCTTTCGGCGCTCTAGGATTTCCGCCAGTCGCTTGGCCTCCTGCTCCGCGATGCAATCGGCGAGGTTCAGGTCAGGGTCTTGGGCGGACAGCCACTGAGCCGTCCCCATGCAGTGCGCCTCGCCCATCTCCCACATCTCGAGGTGGGTCAGGTTGTGCTTGGCCTGCATGGCGTTGAGTTGGTCGGCCATGGTCATGTTAATCACCCTTGCTCATCTTGAGGTTCTGGCGCGACGCACGCTCATGGAAAGGCCGGCGGGTCGGGGTGGACGAGGATCACAATGGCGACGACCATCAGCGCGAGGCACACGCCGGCCATGAAGGAGGCGGGGTCGAACATCACGACGCCCTCGGATCAAGCGAGGCATTGTCGTACGCGATCCCAAAGTAGACCGGCCCGTTCTCCTTCGAGACGATGCGGCCACCATCAGGATCATACTTCTCCCGCAACCGCGCCAACTCGATCCCCGCATCGTTCTGCGTGATCGTCCTTCCCGTCAGCCACCGCACCTTCTGGGCGAACTCGCGGCAGTCGTCTTCGGTGGGGGTCCAGGTCATTGATCCACTCCGGGTTGAAGGTTTGACACGGGTAAAAAATTTGAGGTCCAGGGCCTGAATCCATCGCGCCGGACACCGACGTGGGTGCGCGCGCTGCGGATTTTACCCCCCGCCCCGCCGCGATCCGCCCCCAGGAAAACGCCCCTGGATCCAACCGGCCGCAGCCCAGCCGATGCCGCCAAGCGAGCGCCTCCCAACCGATGCCTCTTCAGCCGATGCCGGGTCGATTTCACTCGTCTGACTCCTCGCGAGTCTGACGGGTCGGCGTAATATCCAGCAACGGCGGGCGTTCCACGACACCGGGCAACCGCTCACTTAGCGGATGCCCCCCCATATTCAGGGTGTTTGTCACGATTTGGATGAGCTGGCGCTGTCCGGTTGAGCCGCCACCGACGTCCGGCTTGAGGTCGCCGAAGTGGTCAAGGATGGTCCGAGCGGCCTTAAGCTGCACGTCCTCAGACTGAGCCTCAGCCGCCAGGCCGGCCACCGTGACCCACGCCTTCTCCCTTTGGCTTTCCATCCACGCGCGTCTTACACGTTCCTTCTCGGCCTTGACGTGAGGCTTCTTGAGCGCCTGAGTCAGCGAATGTGGCGTATACCCGGTACGCATCGCCGCATCCTTGACCGTGAGGCCGTCAGAAACGATGAGCTGCAACGCCGTGCGTAGCGCAGGGCTTATCCGGCCCTTGCGGATCGTCTCGCCATCTCTGTTGACGAGTTCCTGCATGGCTATTCGGCGTTCACCAACGCGTGGGCGTCGTACCACCCGTTCACCCAGGCATCCGGCGCGTCATCCTTGATGCGCAAATGCGTCAGATACGCCCAATACCCCTCCGCATACTCGCGCGCCTCGCGCTCCTCATCCGTCTCCGGCGCGGGCTCCTCGAGCGCATCCAGCATGTCAGGCTCAACGGCCACCAGGCCGGGCACCTTGAGGGCGGCGATGTACTGGCCGAGCGTGCGGTCCCGCTCGATACGCGACCACGGGTCCGCCTTGGCCTCCTTCAGCACGTCCGCCAGGATACCGGGATCTACCCCGCGTTCAGCGACCGTCTTGCGGGTTTCGGACAAGGCGGCGCTGGCCTGGTCGACAACCGCCATGGCGCCGAACAGGTCATAGGCGGCCTTGGCGATCGTGGCCTGACTGACGTTCGGCAAGGCGAGGGGCTTAGGCGGCATGTGGGGCGATCCTGCGGAATGAGGAGATCGGCCGGGCGCGTGGCCTGACCTTGGGCGTGGGCGGCGGGTGCGCCTTGAACGGCGTGATCGTGCCGGCCGCGGTGTAGGACTGCAGCTTGAGGGACTCAGCCATGTCCTGGGGGAGAAGCGCGAAGACGTATCCAAGCGCCTCAAGCCACACCTCGAACATGTAGCTGACCTGTAGGCCACGCTTGCCCGACGGCGTGTCAGGATGCTCCAGCTTGGCCGTGTAGCCGTCCTGGAACCCGGCGTGATGGTCCAGGTCGAGGCAGGTCATCCCCTTCGCCATGCGCACGTCACGCATGACACGGGCCGCGTCGGTGCGGTTGACGATGCGAAAGGCCGGCAAATCCGCCACGTGAACGCCCCCATTGCGTTGCGATGAGCATACGGGGCCAAAGGTGAATGTTTGCTATATGCGACAAACGGGTCGGAATCTCACTGCTTCACTGCTTCACGTAGGGGGGGTCGAATCCCCCTGAAAGACTCTCTCACATCCCCCCCCACCCTCTTCCTGAGAAGTCCAAATTGTATCAGTTGATACAGTGAGCAAATTCAAGGATTTAGCGATTTTCACTGCTTCACCGGAAGGGGCGTGAAGCAGTGGGGAAACCCGAGAAGGGCTCCTTACTTTTGGTTGTATTTGGGGTGGCTAGAGCACACGTATAGCGATATCTGCTTCACGCGTACATTCGTAATTTCTGGCAGGTCGGTGAAGCAGTGGATGTTGCTATTTGCCACTTTTGCCAGTCAGTCGAGCCTGTGCCACCATGACGGGTATGGATCAGTTCATCGACGGGCTCGCGCATGTCATCGCCGCGGTGATCGCCTGGGTTGGCGTGAGCCTGGTGGGCGCCGCCGCCGTAATCGTCGGCTACGCGATCCAATGCCTAATCTTGGTCGCCCTGATCCTGCCGGTGATCCTTTTGGTCGACCGCTTCAAGGCCAAGCGCCGCAAGACGCCTTAGGGCCTCTGGACGGCCGGGCTGATCGGCGGCCCGCAGGCGCCAGGCATCTATTGCATCAAGCATCGGACGCTGAACGCGCACCGTCACAGGCTCGCTGTCCAGCCGAGGACGACCCCGCTTCATGTGTCTTGACACACCCCATTTTATGACATTATATAATGTCAGCTTGGGAAGGGGTTGCAGCCCCTGCCCAAGCCTAACCGCAACCCGATCATGGAGGATCAGGGCCTTGGCTTCTCACGCCACTACCACACCGCACACGCCAATTCATCCCCCGACGCTGCCCGCCCTGGTGGCGCTGTACTGGGACACATGGGGGCGCCTGGAAAAGGCCGCCGAAGACACCACGGAGCAACGACGCCTGGGCGCCCTCCTGAAACGGGTGTTCCACCGCATGATGGAGGCGCCGGCCTCCAGTCCGAGAGAATTGGCCGACAAGGCCGAGGCGTTCGCCCATTGGGAAACCGAGTACGTCGCAGACCTGCACCTGTCCGGTCACCCGGCGGCGCGTCTGTGGCGCGACATGCTTGCTCTGGCGGAGCGCAGCCAATGAGCGAGTACGCCCAAAACCTCATCCGCCGCGCCTTTCAGGTCAAGGAAGTGCGCGAATTGAAGATGAGCGAGATCACCAGGTTCGTGCAGAACCGGATCTCGAGCGAAGACAGGTACGCGGCCCTGACGGCGATGCGCGAAAGCGGCGAGCTATCCCGCCACTTCGTTGAGCCGCTCGAAGCTCGTCGGGCCTGTACGCTCTTCCGGCAAGAGCGGATTATCAGCCCCGTGCCGCTCCAGAACGATGGTCGCAAGATCAAGCCGTCTGGAGCCGCGCAACGCCGCACCAAGCTGGCGCGCGAGCTGATCGCCGCCGGTCGCGAGCAGGTGGCTGCGCTCAAAGAGACCACCATCCTTATCCGGCAGCTGACCGAGACGTTGCGAAATCCGCAGCTGGCCGAGAAGCTGCGAGAAAAGCTGCGGGACTAAGGTTCAAGCCCCCCTCCCAACTGGCCCGCCACCGCGCGGGCCTTCTTTTTGTCGCCAATAGCAACATTCCTGTTGACTCACCCCGATTCCTGTTCACAAATAGCGACATTCCAGCCCGAACCGGGCGCCCAGATAGGGACTCAAGGATATGTCGGACACCACCCGAAAGACCGCCACCGCCGCGCGCTACGAGGCCAGCACAGCCACGATCCGCAGCGTGCCGGAAAACTACTGGCTGGCGACGATGGACAGTTGGGACGGCGCCCCGAACCACGAGGCCAACGCCCACATCATGGCCGCCTCGTTCCAGATGCTGGACATCCTCCGCATCACCGAACGCAACCTGAGCAGCCTCATCGCCGCCAAGCACTCCGACGCCATCCTCATGACGACCTGGCGCGAGGAAGTGCGGAAGGCGATCGCAGCGGCGGAAGGCCAATGACCCCCCGTCCCCTCCCCCTCGCCCTCCTCTCGACGGCCTGCTTCGCCGCGGCCGCCCTCCTCTTCACCCTCTGGTTTTGGATGGTGTTTCAATGAAAGCCCAACGCACCCTCGACACGATCGACATAGACGGTAACCCGTTTCGCGCCACCATCAGAACGCGCAAGCTGGCTCGTGGCTGGCTCTCGGATTCCAAGGCGCACGGCTTTGGCGACGTGACATGCTACTACCCCACGTCTGAGCAATCCATTGCCGAAGTCGTCACCATGATCGAGCGGCGAGCCGCACGATGGAAGGCGCGCATGGCCGCTTCCTACACCTCGCCCCCCATCGAATCCGACGCCGTGCAAAGCGCCCGCGACAAGGGCCAATCGGTCCTGTTCCGCGTGCTGGCCCCGCGCGCCGACGGCTCCTATGGCCGCCTCTGCCACTACATGGGCGATGATCCGGCCCACACCCTGGGCATGGCGCAACAGCTCGCCGCGTCCCGCCCCGGCGCCCTGGTCGAACGCATCGACGTGGCGGCCGGCGTGGTCGTCGGCGCCGCGATGGGAGTCGCGGCATGACCCACGCCCCCTTCACCCAATACGCCCCCGGCGCCCGCTACACGAACCGGCCGATGACCCTGGCGGCCGGCGAGGTTGCCGAGATCGAACGGACTCCGCTTGAACGTGTGAGCTGGTGGTCCGTGGCGCTCCTCGGCCTGTTCCTGTTCGCCGTGGCCGCCCTGGGCGCCCTGCTGTTCCTGGTGCTGGCCCAATGAGCGCGGCCGAGACCATGAACGCCGCCATTGGGCGTTGGATCGGCGAGGCCCGCCTTCGCCCTGATGGCGCCGCCCTCCTTCAAGCCAAGGTCGGCTGGATCGAGAAGCAGAACGGCGAGCTGTTCCGCTACGCCCAGCGCGATGAAGCGCCTCCGAAGCATCTGGTTGGTCTGACCACCTACGACCTGATCGAAGGTCGGCTCCGGTTGGTCTCGGCTGTGGCTGAGATCGAGGGGGTCAGCCAATGACCTCCACCATTAAAGAGGGATGGACGAAGGGGCCTTTGGAAGTCGGTGACACTGACAACGTGTCCCTCTTCCGAGCGAACCAGCGACTGTTCGAAGAGATCAGGCTTCACAACCTCTCCGTCACTGTTCGCCGTATCAGGGGTGGCGACTGGGGCGCGCCCGAAAACCAATACCGAAACGCTTTCGACGAAGCCCGCGCCGCCCTCTCCAAAGCTGGAGCTTCCTATGAGTGAGGAAATCAGAGACGCGGAAAGCGTGTGCGCGGTCGCTGGTGCGCCGCCATCGAAGGCGGATTGGCTCGCGCTCAACGGTCGTCAGCGGGTTTGGCTTTCCGCGCATGGCCGGAAAAAGCCTTTTCGCATGGCGTGGCTCAATGCGAACCGCCGTCACGCCAGCGGGCCGCCTGAGACTTGGAAGTTCCTGAAAGCGTGGTGGAGGCACGGCTGGATCATCAGCACGCTCTCGATCCACGACACCGACCGGGAGGCGTTGGAGCCGTACTTCGAGCCCGGGACCTGGGGCCTGAGCCCACGAGGCGAGGCGTTGCTGCGCGCTTGGCTTGATGATGGCGGACCCAACGGGCCGACCACGAAGGACAGCGACACCGCACAGACCCCATCAATCAATGCTCGGGAAGCGGGACAATGAGCGGCTCCCTCCGAGACTACGACGACCTCTGCGAGGCCCTGGAAGCCTACGAGGCCGCGCCCTTCCCCGCCCACGGCTGGCAGATGCGTCTGGGCCGGGTTGCCCTCTACGCCCACCGCTGCGGAAAGCCCGGTGGAGAGGCGACCCTGCCTTGGGCCAAGCGCCGCCGGGAAACCTACCGCAACACCGTCACCGGGGCTGTCGCCTACCTGCAAGAGCATATCGACGCCCTTCATCAAACCCAAGGGGCTCAACAGTGATCAAGCAAACCATTCTCAACCGCCTCTCCGGTGAAGTCATGTTCACCGCCGAGATTGACTGTAGCGCCGATGCTCTGCCTTCCGTAAAGCTGGGCCTCGCCGTTAAGGCGGCGGTGAAAGAGCGGGCCGACCTGTCGTGGGCCAACCTGTCGGGGGCCAACCTGTCGGGGGCCAACCTGTCGTGGGCCAACCTGTCGGGGGCCAACCTGTCGGGGGCCAACCTGTCGGGGGCCGACCTGTCGTGGGCCAACCTGTCGGGGGCCAACCTGTCGGGGGCCGACCTGTCGCGGGCCTACCTGTCGGGGGCCAACCTGTCGGGGGCCAAAGTCAACGGCGATCCCGTAGCCCGCCTTCTGGCGAGCGTCCAGCGGCTTATCGAGCCCTACGCCTTCCACGCTTTCGAGATGGAAGCGGGGGGCGTGAAGATCGCGGCCGGCTGTCGCTGGTTCTCGTGCGCCGAGTTCCGCGCCCACGTCGCCAGCAAATACCCAGACACTCCCAAGGCCGTCGAAACGCTGCGGATCATCGAGTTCATCGAAGGCCGGGCCTCTGACCTTGGTGTCGCCCTGGAGCCCGCCTCGGCTGTTGCCGCCTAACCCCCACCAACCCGCCCGGTGTCGGGCTGAGGGATGATCACCATGACTGAAGAACGTTTCGAGAAAGCCAAGGCGGCGCGCAAAGCGGCCAGCGCCAACTTCCAAACGGCGAAGGAAGCTCAAGAGAGCGCGATTGCCAAAGCGCGGAGTGAGACGCAGCCCGCCGTCGATGCGGACCGCAAAGCGCTCATCGAAGCCGACCGCGAATTTCTGGAGGCCGAGAATGCCTCACTGACGCCCCATAAGTGGGAAGGCAAGACGGTCACCCGCACAACCAAGGCCTACTCGGGTCGCGGCTACTTCCGAACGGCCACGGAGCGGGATGAGCGCGGCGTCGTCTTCACCTACCGCAATGGCGACGCCCTGGGGCCGGGCTGGTCCTATCACCATCCAAGCGCTGGCGACCCGATGGTCCGCCTTCTCAAGAAGGACGGCACGCCCGGCGCCAAAACCGCCAGGCTCGTTCCCGCTTGGAGGCTTGAGGACCAATGACCAGCAAGCCACTTCTCCCCGGAACCGTGGACATCGCCGGCCTTGACCGGCCACACACAATCCAACCCTAAAGGATCCTGACCAATGAACGCCCGACTCTCCCGCGCGAACGCCGCCTTGGCGCTGCTGCAGATGGCCGAGAAGAACCCGACCCGGCGTGGCTGGCGCGAGGCTGCGCGGGCCTTGGCCGCAGCCCTGAAAGAAGAGATGCTGGCGAACGTCGCGCGCGTGCCGGCGCCGGCCAATGACTTGGCGCCGCGGCCGAAGCGGAGTCGGAAGCGTGAGGACAGGCCGAGTCTCTGATGACCCCCACCGAACTTCACGACGCCCGCCTCCGCCTCGGCTGGTCCATCTACGAGCTGGCCGACGCCCTCAACCTGGGCGGCTCGACCGAGAAGGGAGCGCAGCGGGTGCGGGAAATGGTGGCGGGCAAGCGCCCCATATCCGGCCCCATCGCTCGCCTTATGGAAGCATTCGAGGACGGTTGGCGCCATAAGTAGCGCGCATGTCTCGTGGCTAGGATTTTCAAGTTAAATCCAGTAAATGTCCTGTATTGGTGCACCCGTTTTGGGGCCGCGACAGATTCGCACGCCCCACTTTGGCGTGTCGTCTTGTCGCCACAATTTGGGCCATGGTATCCCGCGGGGACAAAAACCAGTGGGGGAATGGTGAATCATCTACATACCATAGTTCTCGCTGCGTCCGCGTTGCTGGTTGTCCAGAAGAACACGACCGCAGAGAACAAGGCCTGCCGCAAGCGCCGCAAGGCTGCCATCACTTACCTGACGGACGAGGTCGCCCGGCCCCTGTCCGCACGCGATGACCCGCAGGCCCGTAGCGAGGCTGTCGAGTGGCTGTTACGGCAATGCCGGGCCTGTAGCCGCTGTCCAAAGCCGCTCAAGTCGCCAGGGCATACGTCCGCTTCAGCTGACCCCGCACGTCCTCGCGTACCTCGGTGACCATCTCGCCCTCGATCAGGGCGGCCACGATGGAGCGCACCCGGTTGGTGTCCAGGCGGCCCCGGATCTTGCGCGTCAGCTCGGCCTGCGTGATCCGACCCTTGCCTTCGGCGCCGCCCGCCTCGATCAGGCCCAGAACCATCTGCTGCTCGGCCTGACGGTCGTTCTCGCTCATGAACCGGCCCGTCTCGGCGATCATGCGCTCGGCCGACCATAGGGCCAGGTCGCGGCCCCAGGCCATGTCCTCGGCGGTGACGGCCGGCGCGTCTTGATCAATGCCGATCGCGCGGATCGTGGCCAGGCGAACGGCCATCTCGGCGGTGCGGGCGAGGAAGGATTCATCGGCCTCGCGGGACTCGATGTGCCGCCCCAACGCCTGATAGACCTCGCGTCCGCCCGGTCCCCAGGGCACGATGTGCGCGGGGGCGTCGGCGCCCAGGTTGTGGGCGGTGGCGTTGGCCAAGGCATTGCCGGCGTAGAAGATGCGGTCCAGCGCCGCCTTGATCGACTCGGGCAGGACGTTGCCATCGACGCTCGGATCAACCTCGGCCGGGCGCACCCGCGTGGAGATGACCAGGAAGCGGTTGAGGAATCCGTTGTGGACGTCGGCGCCCTGCAGCGCGCGATAGAACTCCTCCTGCGTGCTGGCGCCGTAGATCGACAGGGCCGGGCTGTGGATGATCCGGCTCGGCTCGTTGGCGTACTCCGGCGTCGGGAAGCTCTTGAACGAGATGCCCCAGGCCGTGCGCAGGATGCCGCTGATCGCCTGCTCGTGGCTGGACGAGCTCTTGCGGTTGTTGATCTTGGCCAGGAAGCTGCCGAACTCGTCCATGGCGCATAGCACCAGCGGGTGGCGGTCAAGCCGCTTGACGACCGACGAGTAGGACATGAACTGGCTGGGCCCATGCTCGCGCGGCATGACCGCGGGCATGACCTGGTTGATCTGGTCCAGCGCGTGGTTCTTGCCCGCCCCCGTGGGCGCCAGCGCCAGCACGTACAGGTGCGTGGCCGAGCGCGTCGGGCCGGCGAACTTGCGGCCGGCGGCCGTGCCCACCAGCGTGAGCGCGGCGCCCAGGGCCAGGCCCGGCTGCGGCTTGCGGCCGGAGTCGGTGATCCAGTGGGTCAGGGCGCCGAGGAGGCCGGGAACCTGCAGGAGGTGGGGGGGAATCTCCTCGGAATCTATGCACGTTGACGCGACCTGTTCAGATTTTTCCGGAATCTGCACAGGTTCGGGAACAGGCGCAGGCGCCGGCGCCACAAACACCGGCTCCGCCCCCATATCCAACCGATCCTTCAGCCACCGGAACGCATCGTCGAGCGCCCAGTTGTTGGCCGCGCACACCAGGTCGAGCGGGCTGTAGGCCACGTCGGCGCCGAAGTCGCGGATGCCCTCGGGGTGGATCTTCAGGTTCTTCTTGCGCTTCTCCAGCCGCTCGCCGGTTCCGCTCGGGCGCCAGGTGGCGACGGCCTCGTATCCCCCGCGCGCCGGCCGCAGTCCGTACAGGTCGAGCGCCGGCACCCATGCCGCCATGTTGCGCATGGCCGCGTCGTTGACCTCCTGCCAGATGCTCGGATCGTCATCGTGCCGCTCGAGCGGGCGGCGGCTGACGCGCGCGGCCTCGGCCACGTCCCCGCCCCAGCCCAGGTGCGCCAGCGTGTCCTCAAGCCGCTCCAGACAGGTCTCGTCGAACAGGGGCAACTCATGCGCGGCCACCGGCCCGGCCATCCAGCGGTAGGTGGGCCCGTGCGGGTGGACGGACGGCGGCATGACCGTCTGGCGCCCGGCCGCCAGCAGGTCGACGACCCGCTTGCCCTTGATGTTGTAGCCCTTGGACGTCAGCGTCGGCGGCGCACGGAAGAAGGCCGACAGGCCCTTGGCGCCGGTCTTGATCATCGGGCTGGCCGGAATGGCGGACCTGATCTCGGCCACCTCGTCGGGGTCGTGGCTGTCGATGTCGATGACCAGCAGGCGGTGCGCGCCGATGGCCGTGCCCACGACCACGCCGACGTTCGCCTCGGCCCAAGACTTCCAGGCCGTCAACTCGAACACCGTCGGCGCCCGGTCGCGGAACTGCGGCCAGGCGGTCAGCGCGCGCCACCGCCCGTTCGACCGCTCGCCCGGCGCCTTGTCGCGCGGTAGGCAGGGGATCGGGTGGTAGCCCAGTGCGCACAGCTGCTCGTAGGCCTGGGCGAAGGGGGAGTCGTTGGGGGGTGACATCGAGGGACTCGGATTCATGGCCTAGAACGGCACCCCATCCGGCCCCACGGGCGAGTTGCAGCCGAAGGAGTCGACCCACGCCTCCATGGCGGCGCCGAACGAGCCGGCCACCAGGATGAAGCAGAACTGCTCCCACTGGGCGACGTTCAGCTTCTTGAGGTCCGATACGCCGATGCTGTCGAGGTAGGCGCCGCCCTTGGCCCCACCCTTGCGCACGGCGTTCTGGTCGATCTTGAACAGGGGTTGCTCGGTCATTGCGCGGGGATGCTCTCTTCCAGCAGCTGCCGATCCTCGGCGCTGTCCATGTACGGTTCGATCGGCGGCAGGCCCTGCCCGCGCAGCCAGCGGTTCACGCCCTCGCGGATGGCCGCGTCGAAGCGGGCCAGGCGGAAGGCGGATGGGCGGGGTTGGTCGGTCATGGCGCCCTCCGCAGGCGCGGGTAGGCGAGCCCGTGGCGGCGCGCGTGCGCCTGGGCGCCGGTGACTACGGAGGAGTGGTCGCGATGTAGCAGCTTCCCGATGCGGGTCACGGCGAATCGGCGGCGACCGTCACGCTCAACCGACATCAGGCGGAACATGGCCTCCTGCCGGGCGTGGGCCACTGTTCGGCGCTTGGTCTGCGACACCATTTCGGTAATGCTGACCCGGCGCTCGGCGGCGACCTGGGCGAGAATTTCGCGCATGGTCATGCCAGCACCGGGAATTGCTCGACCACGATGTTCCAGCAGGCCTCGGCCACGGCCCGGTGCTCGGCCTGGGTCTCGGGGCCCATGCGCAGGTGGCAGTAGTGCAGCCACGAGCGCAGGGTGCCGGCCATGTACAGACGGCTGGGGGTCAGCCCTTCGGGTAGCAGCGCGCGGGCCTGCTCCTTCGCGATGCCCAGGCCAAGGGCCGCCTCGTACAGCCGCTTGCTGTGCTCGGCCTGACTGATCAGGGCGCGTCGCCACCAGTTCGCCACGGTCTCGTCGGCGCAGGGGAGCGAAGACTGCCGGTCGCTCGGGTGCCGCATGCGGCACTCGCGCTCGTGCGTCAGGGCGCCGACCGCCGCGTACCGCTGGCTGAACTCCTGAAACGAGAACGAGCGGTGCCGCAGGATCTGCCGGGCGATGTCCCTGGTCGTCTCGATCTCGATGGTCAGGCTGACCATCTCCAGAGGCGACCACTCCTTGCGCCGAATGAGTGACTTGATCAGCCGAGCGCCGGTGGCGTGGTTGTTCTGGTTCGCGGCGCTGGACACGCGGGCGCAGTAGGCCAGCAGTTGCTCCGCCCCCGCGACGCCCTCGACGACGGGGCGGCTGATGGCGATGAGGCGGGCGGTCATGCGGCCACCGGCATCTCGGCCCGGCCCCGCCGCCGCTCGCATGGATCGTAGGTCGGGCGCGGGTTTTCGATAGCCTCCTCACAGGCGGCAACTCCCTGATCCGTGAGGAAGTAACCGAGCCCCCAACTCGTACCGATGGCGGGTCGGCCGATCTTGTTGCGCAGTTTGCAGACGAAGACGTCGATGATCTTGCACTCGGGCTCGTCCATGCCGCCGTACATGGCGTCCATCAGGCCCTGCTTGGTGACCACCGCGCCGGATCGGGCGAACAGGGCATCCAGAAGGGTTGCTTCCTTGCCGGTCAGTCGCCAACGGTTCTTGAACGCGGCCATGCGCTCGCCGTCGCGGACCAGGTTGAGCTCGCGCCGGAGGTAGTCGTTCTCCTCCCTCAACGTCTCCAGCTTCTCGTATAGGTCGTTGGCTTGTTGCGGTGTCATGCCGCCCCCCTTTCCAAATCGGTTTCAAAGGTCCGCGTAGCGATCCGCCAGAACTTGCCGTCGGGCTGGACTGTGATCGTTGCGGGCATCGTCAGCTCGTCCCAACGCACGGAGCACTCCTCCGCGGTCGTGGGCACGGGCAGGGACCCGCCATGCTGGCGCCACCACTGGCCCGCCTTGCGCGCAGGATAGCCGCCGTGCTCGATCAGCACGAAGTCGCGGTACGCCTGCATGCCGGCCAGGATGTCGACCTGCAGGTACTTCGGCTTGCCCTGGTGGTTGACGATGCGCTTGCTCCAGCTGTGGACGCGCAGGGGTTCGACGGCCTTGGCCTGGATCTCGCGCGTCAGGATCGGCGCATCGTCCGCCCGCGTGTCGTGCTCGACGCTAACCGGCCATTCGTGGCCGCAGTCCTTGCAGACGCGGGCGTTGAGGGCGCACAGCGCCTCGCAGCGCGGGCACTCCTTGGCGCGCACGGCGTCGGCGTCCACCTTCATGGAGGCGCCCTTGCGCCTGGTCTCGATCTCGATGGCGTCGACCGGACCCAAGCGCCGCACGTTGCCCGCATAGTCGAGCACTAGGCAGTCGGCCTTGCCCTCGCAGAGCCGGGTGCCGCGCCCGAGGGTCTGGACGTACAGGCCCTTGCTCCGGGTCGGCCGCAACAGGGCGATCATGTCCACATTCGGCGCATCGAAGCCGGTGGTCAGCACGCCCACGCTGGTCAGCGCGCGGATACGCCCGGCTCTGAACTCGCGGATCAGGTGGTCGCGCTCGCCGGCGGGCGTGTCCCCGGTCACGCAGGCGGCCGAGACTCCGGCGCTGCGCAACGCTTCCGTCACATGGTCGGCGTGCTTGACCCCGGCGCAGAACACCAACCAGGACCGGCGGTCGCTGGCGCGCGCCTGCATGTCGGCCACGGCCGCCCGGGTCAGCGCGTCATCGTCCGCGGCCGCCTCCAGCTGCCCGGCGATGAACTCGCCGCCACGGCTGCCCACGCCCGAGACGTCGATCTCCGCCGCGCCCCGCTTGCTGACCAGCGGCGACAGCCACCCGTCCTCGATCCCGGCCCCGACGCCGTAGCTGTAGACCACCTCGTCGAACAGCCGCTCGTCGCCCTCGTCCAGGCGGCCAGAGTCCATGCGGTAGGGCGTGGCCGAGAAGCCGGCGACGCGCAGGTCCGGCACCTGTTCCCGCAGGTCCGTCAGCAGGCGCCGGTACATGCCGTCGCCCCCGTTCGGGACCAGGTGCGCCTCGTCGATCAGGACCAGGTGGCGAGGCCCGAGCTCGGCGGCCTTGCGATAGACCGACTGGATGCTGGCGAAGCAGATGCGTTCGTGCGCGTCCCGGCGGCCAAGGCCGGCCGAGTAGATGCCTGCGGGCGCCTCGGGCCACAGGCGCAAGAGGGCCTGGTAGTTTTGGCTGACCAGCTCCCGCACGTGCACCAGCATGAGCACCCGCATCTGGGGGTAGGCGTCCAACAGGTCGCGCGTCAACTTGGCGATGACGACCGACTTGCCCAGGCCCGTTGCCAGATCGACTAGAGGGTTACCGCCTCCGGCCCGCCAGTAATCCATGACGGCGGTGATGGAGTCGGATTGGTAGGGGCGGGGGGTCAGCATGCGCCGGTCTCCGCGTCCATGAAGGCGCCGATTACTTGCGCGGCTTCTTGCGGGACGATGGCGTTACCGAATCCGCGCCACTTAGCCACTCGGGCGGATACCCCATGAGCCAGCAGGGGAAAGCCGGGTTCGGGGACCCTGCGCTGCTTTTGATCGTGGCATAGGAGCCAATCGGCTCCAGCCCAGAACGAGCCGTTGCGTCGGTCAACGCCATGTGTGCGTTCAGGGCGACCTGCTGACCCTTGCTGATCCTGCGAAGCACGGTGTGTGGGTTCTCCGAATGCTTCTGAACGTCGCTCGCCTCCGGCGTTCCCCAAAAAGACCCGTGCATCTGCGCCGGCAACGGCTGGCCGCCCGCTCCGAAACTCTGGTTCGGCCCGCCCTTCTCTCCGTCCGTGGCGCGAGGTGTCGACCACTGCTTGATCGCGTTGGGCAACCCGATCTGCGCCTTGGTTCCATCCGGTCGCAAGCCCGTAGGTGATGTTCCCGGCGGGTTCGAACGGCCGCCCGCAAGATCGGCAGCGGCTGGGGTGGGCCACACTGACGAAAGCCGCTGCATCGACTCGCCCAAGTAGAGGGGTGTCGTGCGTTGGCCCGCGTTGCGCAGCCGGAAGTCCGCCGATTTCTGCAGCGTCTCGTCCGCGCGTGGGCGATCCACCCCGGTCGGAGTCGGCCAGTGGCTGAACGCCATATAATCGTTCAGGTTGGACATCCCGTGACCGTTCGCTTTGTGCTTCGCCACGTACTCCGGGGTGTGCGGCGGGAAGTGATCCCTCGCCGTTGGCGTCGGCCACGGCGCACCAGTAGAGCCGCTGTCTGATATGGGGGGCGTCCACGGCGCAAGCCGGGATATCGACGCCCCGGCTGGCGTAGTCTTCTCCCGCCAGATCAGCGCGCACTCCGTCGAGCCAACCATAGCCAGCCTTTCCCGCAACCTGCTCTCCCATGACGACAGGGGGCCGGCAGGCACGGATGAGGCGAA